CTATTTAAAGGCTTTTCCTATCCTGTCACCGGATACCCATCCATCGCCAAACTGGCAGTCCTTGATGTCTACGATATAGACCCCTTTTATCTCCAGTCCTTTCCTTTGTGCCTCTTCCAAGTATGTACGTGCATAAGCATCAAAGTTTGCTCCAGAATAAGCATCAACTGCAAGGATGAGAAAGTTCGCATCTGTCAGTTCGCCTTTGTAGATTCCTATATCGGCATCCACGAGACTCTGGACGTATCTGTCAGCTTTGTCCTTTTGTTCCTGGGATGGCTTGTTCTCTCCGCAGCCAAACAATGATATTGCTAGTATAGTTAACAGTATTTTCTTCATGGATTTAGATTGTTAGTTTGTTCTTTAATTCGTTATATAAATCGGGATTTCTCATGTCTTCCCAATAATACTTCTTGTATCTGCTTCTGCTGAATCCTTTCTTACTCTCATAGACAAGAATACATTCCTTATCACACAAAATAATCACTGAAGATAGCAGTAACTTGGCATAAGAGAATGCCTGAAGAAAGGCTGATTCTACCTCATGGTTGTTCTTCATGTGGTATTTTGCTTCAATCAACACCTTTGCTTTTTCTTCTTCTGGCTTGTTGTTATAATGAAGTGCATAATCCGGGAATATACGATGTCCTCTACCTGCATGGATTGGCAACTGACGAATGTAGTCTTTATGCTCATACCACCCCATTTCATTTAACAATGGCTCTAGTAATTTTTTCTCAACATCCTTTTCCTCCTTAATGACTATTCCTTCTGGCAATGAAGGTGTGTGTATTTGTGGAAGTACGAATGTGTCAAATCCTTTTGCTTCTATCATCCTCACGAGTTCTGCATAATCCTTTCCCGTAACAGGCCATCCATTGACTCCCTGAAAATTCTTTCTGACAAGTGGATGATTTGAGAAATATGTGTCAGTTTTCAACTCCTTTAAAGAAATGTTAGGTATGACTATCCTATCTCCAATGTATGTATTATTATAATAATGAAAAAAAGGGTCTATGACCCCGTCAGTCTGTGCTATCCATAAACAGGTTATGGCACTTACAGGAGAAGTTTCATAATGAATAAGGATGTCTCCCCTTTTAGTGTCCATGTTTGATTGCCAGAAGCCAGTAGTCCAATGAGTACCATATCCTTCAATCAATCCACCAATGAACCATGCAGCCGACGGTTGGGGCATTTTGCTTTTTTCTTCTATGCCAATAACATTAGGAGCATAATCATACATGAAAGCACTAAGTTCATCAGGCGACAATTCGTTCTCCTTCCTGAATCGGTAGAACACCTTACACAACTCCCAGTAATACATACACCTGGCTTTATAATCAGACTTCTTTGGTATTGGAGGAAGTTCTATTTCAAAGTAGTCTGCAAGCCTTGTAAGCTGATAGAATTCATCTACATAGATATAAGGGAAGAAATATTCTCCAAACAAATTATTCAACTCCATTGATAGGAATGGTATATACTCTAGCATCCGGTCAAAGTCATCAATCTTTAGGACTTGTTCTGATTCTATTATTAGTCCCGTAGATATAATTTCTTCATATAGCTTACCGGCCTCTTCCAAGGACAGCAATTCTGTTTCTTCATGTTCCGATACCTTATAGCACCAGAAGTCTTCGAGGATTTCACAAATCATTTCTGAATTGAAGGAATCCTTGATTTTAGGATTGTACTTCTCGAACAAGCGTTCCTCTTCCATCCACTCTTTTCTGTCTGAAAATGCTGTTATGACGGATTCTCCCTCAGAAGAGTTCTTGTATAAGTTCCAAAGGTATTGATTGAATCTCATGATTATAATCTTTTCATACACCCCAGAACTTGGAAGATATGTTCTATCATATTCTTAGGAAGTTCCTGGATACCATATTCCGGAGATTTATTAGTAGGAACCAATGTATAGCATTTCGGATCATTTGACGGTCCTAATCTTTTGATAGTTCTCATTCCGTTCGTAGTTACTATTGCATATACTTCTCCCAGTGGAAGAAAAGATATATCTTCTATCTTCTTTAATGCAATAATATCTCCATGAGTGATTTCCGGTTCCATTGAGTGGCCAGTTACATTACACCAACAAGTTGCTTCATTGTATTTCTTGAAATCTATTAAGTATTCCGGTTTTACCGTTTGATCATTGAGTACAATATCAAATCCTCCAATAAAATCTACATTATAATAAGGTACACCTGTTGTATAGCTGATAATAGGATCAACTTCAGTTTTCTTATTATTAAGAATGAAATCTGAAACCTTAAACTTGTCAACAGAGGCAGCATCAAATCGAGCACATAACTTTCTATATTGTTCAGGTTCTAAATCCCTCATAGATTTTTCCATACCTGAAATATTTGCTTGACCACATTCAAGAATATCAGCAATATTCTTTTGTGTAAGTCCAAATGCTTGTCTGAATCCTTTTAAATCGTACATATCAGTAATATTATTTCTATAAAACTAAAATAAAGTTAATATCACTGATATTTTCACTGAAATATCAGTGATATATCAATAATATTAGTACATTTGCATAACGAAACTAAGATACGAAACAAATATAGTAAAAACCTATTAAAAACACACGATTATGAAAAGAAATGTATTGCACGAGATTATGAGAAACGCTTGGCGTATGTTCAAGGTTACAGGACAGAAGTTTTCAGAATGTCTTAGAAAGGCATGGGCGGTCTATAAATTAGGTAAGGCTATGAAGACACAGATAGTAGAATTCTACTATCAGAAGATGAACGGTGAAGTAAGACAGGCATTCGGTACAATGCAAGAAGAAGTCATTCATGATAAGGTGAAAGGCACCGGTAAATCGAAAAATGAAGACCTGTTCACCTACTGGGACACAGAGAAAGAATCGTTCAGAAGTTTCAAGAAGTTCAACCTTATTAAAATAGCCTTATGACACGCTACGAAATCGAAGAAGAACTTGACAAGCTTTATAAAGAGTTAGAAACAGTCAAGAATGCAGATGAAGAGACTGTTTGCAGGGCTTTCAACGCTGACAGTAAGCAAGAATACATTGACCTTATCCAAGACGAGATAGACTGCTACGAGGCGATTCTTGCTGGCGATGAAGAATCTGACTGTGACGAATGGGATGCACACGGCTTCGCCAACGAAGCCGATTATCTGAGATACAAATTCGGATAACAACTTACCCTGCTGACGGATTGAACGGCATCCGGCAGCGAGAGCCGGGCAGGGTTCTACTTGATTGGTTCTTTGACGTGATGGAAATTTTAGGTGTACCGCTACACCTGACGCAAAAGGGGGTCGACTGAGTAGCGATAGCGGCACGGTGAAAAGGGTGCGAGTAATGGACTGGCAATAGGCAAACGCAGCGCATTAATCACCGTGAGAACAAAAATGACTTATACGATTGCAGGTGGCCGTAGGCCGGCTACAAATACAATCTTTACTGATTAGACACCAGCATGAACTATATATATCCCGTGGCTTACCCAACCTTGGATAAGCGGCAAGGCAACCACCGGAACGCCCACGGGAACGAATTTTAAACGACACGATTATGGAAGTACACAATTACAAGGAATTTGATTCTTCGGATATACTGAAACTTATACCGAAGGGTGATGTGGTAGCATACTATGGTATGTATTACCTGATGTCTGATTACGGACTTGAGGATTGCCTTAGTCTGATATGCGATGAAGATATTGCAGAATATCTTGAGAAACAAGGTTATAAAATCGAAAAACCGGAAGAGCCATGCGAAAACTGATAGTTCTCTGTGCTATATCCGTCGTGATAATGCACTTTAATCAAGATCTGTCCGCTATGTATTGGATAGGGTTCATAGGAGTTACAATCACAAGTTTATTAATCGGAAAAAGATTAGACAATGAACGAACTGAAAGAAACAATAGATAATATCTGTGATGATTTCGCTGACATCAATGCAATACTGGCAGCCCGTTCAAGAGAACTGGACAGACGTGAGGCCTTTGATCAAGAAATCAGCGAACAGATTCAAAATTTGCTGAAAGAAAACAAGTGATATAATAGACAGATAGTTCAAGGGTAGAATATCCTGCATGTCAGGAAGGTTACGGGTTCAAGTCCCGTTCTGTCAGCAATCAATTAAAAGTTATTTATATGGTAAAAGAAATAGAGGTTAATGAAAGCTACCAGACAGTACGTCTCTTTGACGTAATGAAAAAAGGGGATATCTACAAAGTTCCTTACGACAAGAAACGGCATAACGGAATCAAGTTGGAAGCTTCACGTCGTAATCGTGATCTTCGTTTGATCGGAGTCCTAAAAAATAAAATGGATGTAAAGTTTCGTGTATCAGCGACAGAATATCCAGGCTTCTCTGCAATAATCTGTTTAAAGTAATGATGTTTTATGGCAAATGAGGAAGTTCTAAAAATTGTTCTGAATGATAAGACATTTGGACGCGATCAAGCTGCTGATATTGTTGGCGGTTTGTCAAGGTTAATAGACTTAATCGGCAAAGGATTAATCCGTGCCGAAAAGCGAACGAATAAGCAGAATGGGAAATGGTTCTGCAATGCCTATGATGTGATTAAACATGCACAGTTGAAATATTGAAATACGCGATTATGGAAACACAGCTTATTTACGGGAAGATGGCCAGTATTCTCAGAGAGACGAAAGCCATTACAAAATCGGAGAAGAACCAGCAGCAGGGATTCAAGTTCAGGGGCATAGACAACGTGATGAACGAGCTTCACGAACTGTTTGCCAAGAACGAAGTGTTCATCCTGCAAGAAGTACAGGGATTCACCACAGAGAACAGACCGACGAAATCCGGAGGTACGAATACATTCACAAGGGCGACAGTCAAGTTCAGGTATATAACTACAGACGGCAGTAGTGTAGAGACAGTGAATGTAGGTGAAGCGATGGATTCAGGGGATAAGGGTATGAACAAGGCGATGAGCATCGCATTGAAGTACTCCCTTTTGCAGATGTTCCTGATACCTACTGAAGACCAGAAAGACCCGGATGCTACCACACCCGAAGAAACGGACTATCTGGCGATGGCGATGCAGGAAATCAATTCTGCGCAGAGTATACAGACCTTGTCCGGTGTATACAATACATATACCGCATTACATACAAACCAGCAGTTCATGACTGCCTTGTCGAACAAAAAGAAACAGTTGAAAGATGCAGTTAGCTAAATCCAGAGTGATATTCGATCCGGAAGCGCACACCTATACCTTGGACGGTGTGCTGCTTCGTGGAATTACGGGGATGATTGAAAGCCAGTTGTTCCCGGACAAATATTCCGGAATACCGGATTATGTGATGAAGAAGGCGGCAGACAGAGGGCATTTCGTCCATGAAGTCTGTGAGCTTGTGGATGACCTCGGAGTTTCACACGAAAGCGAAGAGGCGAAGAATTATCAGAACCTGAAGGAAATCTATGGACTAAATTATGAGGCAAGCGAGTATCTTGTATCTGACAACGAGCATTTCGCATCCTGTATAGATAAGGTGTACCGGGAAAGTGAAACGGATTTTTCGTTGGCCGACATAAAGACTACCTACAGGTTGGATAGGGAATATGTTCGATGGCAACTGTCGATTTACGCATATCTGTTTGAAATGCAGAATCCAGGATGCAGGGTAGTAAGGTTGTTCGCCATCTGGCTGAGGGGAAGCACTTCCGGACTTGTCGAGGTGGAACGTATTCCGGATGCAGTGGTTGCTTCTCTTATGGCAGCAGAGGTCAGCGGTATGCAGTTCGTCAATCCGTATGCCGTACCCTCAAGAAAAGAAGACCTTCCGGACAAATACCGTGAAATGGAGGATTCCATCATTGAGATAACCGAGCAGGCGAAATACTGGGCAGAACGGAAGAAGGAACTTACGGACGGCGTAATGAAGGAAATGGTCAAGGCGGGTGTCTATTCATGGAAAGGTGAATCAATATCATTTATCAGAAAGAAGGATTCAATCAGAAAGACTTTCGACCGTGAGTCCTTTGAAAAGGATTATCCGGGTGTATACGACAGATACCTTGTCGATACTCCTGTAAGTGGAAGTATAACATTAAAAGTATCATAAATGAGTAATCAGATAACCGGGCGGCTGGTCTATATCGGCCAGCCCCAAGAAATACCATCCAAGAACGGAGGTAATCCCTTTGTGAAACGTGAGTTTATCCTAGACGCTACGACTCACGACCCATATACGGGTGAGCGCAGCCAGTATGAGAATATCCTACCGCTTGAAGTAAGCGGTGACAAATGTGCTGAACTAGATAATTATAGGGTAGGCGATGTGATAACGGTTTCTTTTGCCTTGCAGGGCAGGGAATGGACGAATCAGGACGGACAGGTGAAACGGATGGTGTCCATCCGCTGCTATAAACTGGAAGCCCGTCAGCCAATGCGCCAGCCAGCATCCATGCCAGCACAGCAACCGGCACCGATACAAACGCCGACCATGGCACAGGCGTTTCCACCTGATGTAGATGCTAACGGAAATCCAAAAGACGATTTACCGTTCTAGCCTATGAGCATATTCAATCTGAAAAATGAATACGATATACCCAAGTTCAAGGCTTATATAAACAAGCTGTTCCAAGAGCGTGCAGTTGTGGAAGTGAGAAAGAAGCTTCCTAACCGCACGCTATCCCAGAACAGCTATTTGCATCTGCTTTTAGGGTATTTCGGTAGTGAGTACGGTTGCAGCCTTGATGAAGCAAAGATAGACTTCTATAAAAGGACTTGCAACCGTGATTTGTTTGAGAGAAAGACGGTCAACAAGAAAGGCAAGGAAGTAACCTATCTGCGAAGTTCTGCAGAACTGACAACAGGTGAAATGACTTTGAGCATTGACCGCTTTCGTAACTGGAGCGCATCTGTGGCCGGCATCTATCTGCCTTCAGCCAACGAACAGCAGATGCTAATTTTTGCACAACAAGAAATCGAACGTAATAAAGAGTTTATCTAAAATTTTGAGATTATGAAAAAAAGAAAATTTCCCCAAGATGTAGCAAGATTCTTTAATCCAGAGAAGTCAATTAATCCTAATTCAAGCGGCATTCATCAAAGAGAGAAGGCCTTACAAAGAAGTTTCATCCCTGTTTATAATGGTATGGGTACCGCTAAAAAGATTTATAATAGGTTCGGTGTAAAAAGTTATAGATAATTATGGACAAATTTTTAGGACAAGACATCCCTGAACAGGAACGATGGCAGTTCCTTCAGGACAACGCCGATGCGGTAGAGAAAATCGGATATACTCACCGATTCACCCCCGAAGAACTGGCTCAGAAGAAAGAGACTTTGGCCGAGGTATCAATCACCATCAACGATGTTGAGTTGGAGAAGAAAGAGGCTATGGAAAGCTTCAAAGAACGATTGAAGCCTTTGAATGAAGAAAAGCAGGAACTTCTGGACCATATCAAAAGAGGTTCAGAGTTCGTGGAAAATGAAGAATGCGCAAAAATTCTTTATCACGAGGAAAAAATGGCCGGATTCTACAACAAGTTAGGTGAACTGGTTTATAGTCGCCCGATCATGCCACAAGAAATGCAGAAGACAGTATTTAGTATTAACCGTAAAACAGGAACAGATAATTAATTATGAGTGAGAACAAAATCAACCTGGTTGTGCCGAAAGAATATAATGGTAAACCTATCGAAGTAGTATTGAGAGAAGGTGAAGCATCCGTAGCCCTTGACCCGAAAGAACCGGAAAGAGTAGTTATCAATGGAACGATAGATGCACCTTTTAAATGGCTGGAGAAGCGTGTCGAATTGATTAATCAGAAATCGACCCACATCATCGTAAACCGTGATAAGATGTATCTGTCTTTGACTATTGATGAAACCAATTATTACCAGACGGTAATTAGTGGAGTTTTACAGGCTTCAAAGGAAATGCAGGAGTTCGGTATCAATACCGACAAGAAATGGGAACCTATCAAATTGTCCCAGTTCTTCAAGATGCACCGTGCCTTCTTCAAGGATAAGTCTGAGAACATGATGCTGGTTTCCACTTTGAAGAACTTCAAGGCGAAAGTGAATCAGGATATAGAACGTAGCAAAGAGGAAAACGGAAACAAGACGGATAACTATTCGCAAGTAGTTGATTCCAATCTGCCAAAGTCGTTCAAGTTGAATATTCCTCTTTTCAAAGGATTCACCTGTGAGGAAATCGAAGTTGAAATCTACGCCGATGTGGATGGTCGGGAAGTTTCCCTTTCTTTGGTTTCTGCCGGTGCGAATGAGGCCATTGAAGAATACAAGAATAAGGTGATTGACGAACAGGTTGAAGTAATCAAAGGTGTTGCACCTGACATCGTAATCATTGAGGTGTAACAATGAGAAAGCAAATTTATTTAATTCTGTTTCTGGTAGTCGGAGTATCTATCGGAAACAGAATATTCAATCACCTCAACGCTTGGCTGGGCGTGGTAATAATATCAGCCACAGTGATTTATTTCGTTTATAAACTAATTAAAAATTTGAAGAATGAAAAGATTGATTAATCTAATGTTGGTCTGTATGACCTTAGTGGTATTTGCTTCATGCGAAAGAGTAGCCCCTAATTATGCCGGTGTTCTAATGGAGAACTATGGGAAGCAAGGAAAAGAGGATTTTAAGGTAGTGTCCGGTAAAGTTTCCACTTGGGAATGGGGCACTGAATTGTTTCAAGTTCCATTGTTTGACCAAAGAGGGGAATTTGCTGAACCTGTCACATTGAAGGCTGCTGATAACACTGAATTTAACGCACGTCCTACTTATTCTTATAAAGTTATCAAGAATAGAGCTATAGATGTTGTATTCGATAACAAACATATAGATAAAGCTGATACAGAATCAGGAAAAGACGGGTTTATGCAAAGCCTTGAAGATAATATACTTGAACCTCGTATTTATGATTTAATCAAAGAAGAAAGCCGTAAGCACAAGACAGACAGTTTAATGGCTGACGGTGGTTCTCTTCTTTTTGAAAAGCGGTTGGAGCAGATTGTGGATAAAGAATTTGAGAAAAGAGGGCTTCAATTGCTGACTTTTTCTGCACAGCTTGAATTTTCAAAGGCTGTGCGTGAGAAGATTGATAGTCGTAATGAGGTGAATACCAATATATCTGTATTAGACCAGCAGATTGCAGAGCAGAAGAAACGCAACGAATTGGAGCAATTAAAAACAGAACAGGCTATCATTCAATCACGTGGGTTGACTAAAGAAATACTCTATAAGCAATTCATAGATAAATGGGATGGCCGTACACCACTTTATGGAATTGCCCCTGAGTTTTTAAAAATAACGAAATAGCATGAATAAACGCCCGGAAAGACGGGCATACGGGCGCAAGCACAGGACGTGCTTTAGAGTGGAGTAATTGCGCAATATCTCCATGAACTTGCTTCATTAAATTAGCTAATATATGTGGCAAGTAAAACCGTGATGGTTGGGTGGGTTCGATTCCCACTGCGTCCACAAATAATCTCAAAAATAAAGAATATGGAAACAAAAAAAGTAACTCAAGTCGTTTACATCGCTAATGATGGAAAAGAGTTTCTTACAGAAGAAGAATGCAAGAAGCATGAAGCGTTTGTGAAAGAGGTTTTGTGTAATATTTCCTATTTCTGTATCCGTTGCAGACCTGATTTAACTGAAACTGGATACTATATGCATAGAATATATGCAGCAGTCCTTTCTAAAAATGGATTGTTCAGTAAGGAAATCGCATTTCAATGGGCTTTGAAGAAGTTTGGTACTTACTTAGGGGAAAGCGTAATGGGATATGGTTTCCAACCCAATTTTAATGTAAGTGAAGTTTCTAAAGAAGAATATGAAGAATGTCCTGCTACTGTATGGGGAGGCACTCCATTAAAAAGTGAAAAGATATTTTTAAGTCCTCAACGAGTAGATGGATTTCCAAAGAATATTGATTACATAAAAGAATGGGGATTCAAATAATGCCGTATTACATCAAGAAACCAAAAAAGAAGAAAGAAAAGCCTTTGCCGTTATTTGACAAGGCAGGTATCAAGATTAAGAAGAAGCCGGATTTAGTGGCCAAACTCGACAAAGTTTTCAGCCGCTATATCCGGCTTCGTGATTGTATGCCGAACGGGTATTTCCGCTGTATCTCATGCGGCCAGATAAAGCCATACGAACAGGCAGATTGCGGACACTTCCATTCGCGCCGCCACATGGCCACACGCTTTGACGAGGATAACGCCCATGCCGAGTGCCGGGCGTGCAACCGATTCAGTGCCGACCATCTGATACAATATGAAAAGAACCTGAAAGCTAAAATCGGCCAGCTACGATTCGACAAGCTGGCATGGAGAGCAAGCCAGGCGAAGAAATGGACTGATTTTGAATTAATAGAACTCACCAAGTATTACAAGGCTTTGGGAGACAAACTGAGTAAGGAGAAAGGATTATGAGTTATGTTTTACGGGATTATCAGCAGAAGGCCAGTAATGCAGCGGTCAGCTTCTTTGCTAACAAAGCCAAGAAGAACAATGCCATCATGGTGCTGCCGACTGGGGCAGGGAAGAGTCTGGTAATAGCCGATATTGCTAGCCGCCTTGAAGGGCATACGCTGGTATTTCAACCTAGCAAGGAAATACTCGAACAGAACTATCTGAAGCTCTGTTCGTATGGTATTCTGGACTGTTCCATATATTCCGCATCATTTGGGCGGAAAGAGATTTCAAGAATAACATTCGCTACGATTGGTAGTGTTGTCAATCATCCTGAGCTTTTTCAGCATTTCAAGAATATAATTATAGATGAATGCCATCTGGTTAACCCGAAAGAAGGAATGTATAAATCATTTCTTTCTATGCTGAAGTGCAAGGTGCTTGGATTGACGGCTACACCTTACCGTCTTTCATCAAGCAGGGATTTTGGCAGTATGTTGAAGTTTATCACCCGGACCCGGCCTTGTGTATTCTCTGAGGTCATTTATCAGGTTCAAATTTCCACCCTTTTGGATATGGGTTATCTGTCAAAACTGAATTATTATGAAATGAACCCTTTAGGATGGAATGAACTTAATCTGAAGGTGAACACGACCGGAGCCGACTACACAGACAAGTCTGTCGTAAAGGAGTATGAGCGTATCGATTTTTACGGGTTTCTGGTCAGCATTGTGCAAAGACTAATGAACCCTAAAAGCGGGATAAAACGAAAAGGTATATTGGTCTTCACGAGGTTTTTGAAAGAAGCTGAACGCCTTACCTGGTCTATTCCCGGAGCGGCCATCGTTTCAGGAGAAACCCCAAAGAAAGAGCGCGAGAGTATTCTTGAGGCATTCAAGGCCGGAGAAATTCCGGTCGTGGCCAATGTCGGCGTACTTACTACCGGATTTGATTACCCAGAACTGGATACGATTGTCATGGCACGTCCTACGATGTCTTTGGCACTGTGGTATCAAATAGTCGGTCGTGCTATCCGTCCGCATCCAAATAAGGAAGCCGGGTGGATAGTTGACCTTTGCGGAAATCTGAAACGCTTTGGCGAAGTGAAGGATCTTCGCCTTGTTGATAGTGGAAATGGTAAATGGGCCGTGTACTCCAATAGCAGACAGTTGACTAACGTAAGATTCTAAAACTATGGAAGAAGGATTTTTGAGACTAAGCCGCAGGTTTTTCTCGAATGAAATGTGGAAAGTTGCCCGTGAGTTTTCGGAATGCGAAGCGTGGCTTGACTTGATTCAGTCAGCACGATTTGATGCAACCGACGAGGCGTATAGCGAACTCATCGGAGGTCGAGAAATCTCTTATACAAGAGGTCAATATCCGGCATCCATATCATTTTTGATGAAGCGTTGGAAATGGTCTGAAAAGAAAGTCAGATATTTTCTTTCCAAATTGAAGAAGAAGGGGATGATTACAACTTGCAACCAACAGGGTATGACTGTCATAACCTTATGCAATTATGATGACTACAATCCTATCAAGGACAAGCCAAAGGACAATGGTAAGGGCATAGATAATAATAAAGAGATCAATGACTTAAAGGTGTCTATGGGCGAACTAAGGGCAGAGCTAAGGGCAATGTCACAAAAAATGGATGATAAGATTGAAGATTTGGGGCAAGGTAGGGGCAATAAGAAAAAGAAAGATAAAGAAATTATTAATAATATTATTCCCCCCACACCCCCCAAGGGGGAGGGACTTAACATAAAAGCCCGTTCTCTTTTTGAAACCCATTATAGACAGTTGTTTGGAAGTGATTATTACTGGACGGCCAAAGATGCAGGGGCAATGTCCCAGTTACTTCAGAAGCTGAAGTTCCAGCGGGAGCAAAAGCAGATGGACGTAGCTGAGGATTCAATTCTGTATGCTCTTCAGTATCTGCTATCGTCCATAAAAGAGGGGTGGATATTCGAGAATTTCAGCGTGACGAACATCAATTCCAAGTTTAACGAGATAGTTTCCCAAGCTAAGAAAAAGGCTTATTCCAAAACAGATATAGGCGTAGTCCTGAAAGAAAATTCTACTGAAAAATACAAAGACAAAGGATGGTAACATGGAACAGATAGATTTCAGACAAACAATCGAAAGGCTGAAGGATACGGGGTTTACACCTGTACCGAATACGGTAGAAATTTCTATTCCGGATGCAAAGAATGTTTTAAGGGCTGGTATTAAATACTTCACGGGGGAGAATGCCAGATGGCTTCCGGAGTATGAAGAGGTTGCAAACTGGCTGGCCGGCAATGGAGGTCGTGGGCTGTTGTGCTTCGGCAATTGCGGAAGAGGAAAGACCCTTATTTGCGGAAGGATTGTTCCTCTGATCCTGAATCATTATTGCCGGAAGGTGGTAAGCTGCTACGATGCACAGCAGATGAACGCTGATCTGGACGCTGTGAAGCAGAAGCATATCATCTACGTCGACGATATAGGAACGGAGAATTTAAGTGTGAAATACGGCGAAAGAAGGCTTGCTTTTGCAGAGTTGGCAGACGAGGCTGAGAAGAAAGGGAAACTTCTTATCCTGACTACTAACCTGTCGATTGATGAGTTGAGAGAAAAGTACGGTGAGAGAACCATCGACCGTTTGAGAGCTATAACCAGAACCGTATTGTTCAGCGGTGAAAGCCTACGAAAATGAAAATCACAATCTATTGGGTAACGCGGGATTGGGAGTTAATCCGGAAACTGCGTGATAAATACAAAATACCCCAATATACAACAGTCAATGGGTTAACCGAGGCAGAAGTAAACGAAGAAACCCTTAACAATCTTCGCAAAGGTGAACCAAAGTATCTAATCATAAGAAAAATAGAACAATCTGATAAATCTGTGGAATATGCAAAAAGAAATGCTATTGAGAAAGCTGGATATACTGAAGAAGTCCTACAAGGAAGTGAGGAAGAAGGGCAACAGCCCGGAGGCTAAGGCTATCCACGTCGAGATTGAGCAACTAGTTAAGGATATAGAAGAAGCCGAAACAGAGGAACTCATACAGAAGGCAAAAGAAGCAGGAATACTTCCGAGGCTGGAACGCATAATAAGCATGATTCAACTTCTTTCCTGCGAGGCTAACGATCTGTTATCTGAAGCAGAGGACAATTTTAAGAAAGCCGGGCTGATGACTGACAAGATAGTGTATATGCAGAGGGAGTATTACAAGGCAGCCAATGTCTACTTCAAGGAATTTGCAGAGATAATCAAGAAAACTAACACTGGTAATGATATGTTTAGCGACCTTGAAAATTTCGACAATATGATACGCATTTGGGCCGATTTGAAGGAAAGGCCGAAACCGAAATCCCTCATGGGAGGTTGCAAGGCTGCGGCAGGCAAGGCGAACGGACTTAGCCAGATGTGCCAAAAATGCCCTTTGACCTATAATCCTGAAACACTTATCTGTCGGGCTTGTGATAAGTCTTTTAAAGAAGGGTTTCAGAAGGGTGCTAAATGGCTTGAGAGGAAAAGAATTGATAGAATAATGAATAAAGACTAGGAGGTGTAGATATGAAAGAATCGCAGGACCCAATGATACCACGTAAAATGGAGTTGGATAAGAATCCTCACGGAACAGAATTGAAAATATCCCAGCAAAAAGAACTGGAGAAAACAGGCAGATATGTAGCTATCCCCGGTGATAAGACACATACTATGATTTTCATTAAGGATGGTGAAAACGCAGAAAAGAAAATAACTGCATTTCTGGAAAAAATTAATAAACGACCTCTAAGATGGAATTAAAATAATATTGTTATGTCAAGTTCAACTTTTGAAACAACAATCCAGACGTATCTGGAAAACCGCGCAAAGACTGATTCGCTCTTTGCCGAAACTTACAAGAAAGCAAACAAGAGTATCAAGGAATGTTGTAATTACATTTACTCCCAGGCACGGAAATTTGCCAAAGGTTCCAACTCGGTTGGTATCGATGATGCGACAGTCTACGGGTGGGCTGTCCACTACTACGATGAGGATGACATCAAGGTCGATGGAGTAGAGAGCCGTGTAGAAGTGGCAACACCGGAGCCTGCTTCGGTAGAGCAACCGAAACCGCAGCCTAAGCCGGTCCAGAAACGCAGGAGAGGGGAGGATAATAGTCTGCAACTTTCATTATTTGGGGAATTATGAAACCAAGAACAAAACGTGAAAAGCTGGTGGTTGAACTCAGCAGTAAGCTGCCAGCAATAACAGAAACCCAGATAAGATGGGGAAAGAAGCATTGTTTTCCACATAATGCTTTCCGCTGTAAGGATGAAATGTGGTGCAGTGAATGTGGAAAGATGTGGGTTGATGATACTGGTCAGAAGGAAGGGTACATACGGTGTCCTTACTGCGGAGAAAAGTTGGAAGTGAAGGTTAGCCGTAAGACAAAGGACAATTCAATAAGCTATCTGACAGTCGTTACTATATCAGGAGATTTTCAGGTGCTCCGTCACTTCTACACAGCCAAGTATGCAAGGAAAGAACGTGACACACATTATTTCATCGATGAGGTATGCCAACAGTGGATAACTGCAGACAGAAAAGAAACGGTTATGGCCAAGGCTATGAATATGGGATATAGAGGTTGGCTTCACGGTACAGATATGAGCATCAAACAGGACGGAAATATATACTATTCACATTCGTATGACATAGATGGTTATGTATATCCGAAAGTAAAGCTGCTGCCTATACTCCACAGGAACGGCCTTCGTACTTCGTTCCATGGCGTTACTCCGGCCAGACTGATACGTGCGATTCTTGGGGAAAGCAAGTATGCGGAAATGTTGCTGAAGACAAAACAATATAGTATGCTGGAGTTCTACATGCGCCGGGGTGGGCTTTCCCATCCGTGGGCAGTGAATATCTGTAACCGCAACGGGTATATCATTAAGGACGGATCGATGTATGACGATTACCTTCATTTGCTTGATTATTTCCACCTTGACACACATAATGCTCACTATGTATGCCCAAAGAACCTGAAGAAAGAACATGACAAACTGGTTGAGAAAAAGAGAAAGATAGAAGCGAAGATTCGGGCCGAGGAGGAACGGAAGAGACGGATTGAACGCATGTCCAGAATGAAACAGGATATCCTCTCTTTCATCCAAAGAATCCAGCCATTCCTGGGAATAGAAATCAAGGATGAAGATATTGTGATCCGTCCATTGGAAAGTGTTACCCAGTTCTATCAGGAAGGAAAGGCTATGCACCATTGTGTATATCAAAATGAATATTACAAGCGTAAGGATTGCCTTATTCTCACAGCGTAAAAGAATGGAAAACGTCTTGAAACGGTAGAGGTCTCTTTAAAGACATTCAAGATCGTACAGAGCAGGGCAGTCTGTAACAAGACCAGCGATTACCATGATCATATTATCAAATTGGTAAACCGTAACATGGGACTGATTAGGAGGGCAGCATCATGAAAGTCTGTGTCGAGTGCGGCCGGAACCTTCCGGAAAGCAAGTTCCGGGCCTATGAAACAAAATCCGGTATTCATTACACCAATAGATGCCGGTTATGTGAGAGCAGGCACACGGCTGAAAGAAGAAAGCAGGACAGACTGCATGGACGGCTGGCCAGATATACCAATGATCAGCTGGTGGCCGAACTCCGGAGACGTGGAGCGCATATCATGTATGGAAGTGATTTTGATTGTGTAACAACGATTTGACGATGGGAAAGCAGGAAAGCATGGGAGATTGGTTCCAGATAGCTAAGGATTATGCCAAAGCAGAAAAGGAACTGAAAATCGAGAATTGGGTGCAAATCAGCATCTGCTACGGTTACGGTCATCAATCTGTCATCCTATACACATACGACCTTCCTCGTGAAGTGTACGAAAGAAGGATGTGGGTAATCAGGTGGAGGGTGGCCAGATTGCAATGCCAGCATCCAAGGAATGATGTGTACACTTCTTTTTACTACTACGACAAGCGTTCAGGAGAGTCGCTTGAAGTGAGTTCCTGCCTTTCAAAGCTGGTTTCAGCAAAAGCCCAGATAACAAAAGCAGAACGTAGGATGAATGAGTACATTGAGCACAACCGTCAGAACAACATGTTCTTTGATGAGAATACGGACGAAGAACTGGTTAAGTTCCGGGAGAAACTGGAACGCAAGAAACTCGAATGTGCCGAGTGTGAAAAGAGACTTGAGCAGCTTGTAGAAAAAAGGAGAAATAATCAATGAAAACGAAATTGTATTACCTGTTTCTGGCAGTCATGTGGTGGCTGCTGGGATAGGTGGAAAGGAGAAGAATATGTACGAAAGAATGATTTGCATGAATTGTAAAAACTATGAGAACGGGAAATGTACAGTAAAATACTATGTGCAGGAAACAAGTCCTTATCATGAGTGCGATGAGGTTATGCTTAGTGCAGACTTTGAGCCAGACGGTAAGCCTGTCATGTTTTATGAAGAAAGAAAGGAGGATTAATTATGAAAAGAGAAATAAAATTCAGAGGTAAATCAAAAAAGACAAGAAAATGGCTTTATGGTTATTTAGGTGAATCTAAATTCAGAATTCTTGATTATGTCTATACAGACAAAGTTATTTTTGATAATGTTCTGTCATTTAATACTGATAACAGTGCCTATGTAATCAAAGATTTGTCTGTAGAAGAAGAAACCATCTGCCAGTTCACAGGATTGAAAGACAAGAACGGAACTGATATTTATGAGGGTGATATAGTAAAGACTCCTTTGCTAGACCCTATATTTTGCGACATTATAAAGGATAAATTTTGCAATGCGGAAATAAGATTTAATAAAGGTTCTTTTGTTGTAAGTTATTACAGAGGCGACCATAATATTTACCTTTCAGATTTGAATGATAAGATAAGAGTGATAGGAAATAAATTTGATAACCCTGAATTATTGGAGGAGTAAATATGAAACAAGTAAAAGTAAAAATAGAGACATCGGTAGAAACCATGTTAGGTGATAAGCCTGTAAATGAATTTCTTGGTGATATTGCAGATATATGTCACACCTCATTGAATACTCAACATCAAAAAATGAAGAGTGTGAGACACTCTATGAGGACCAAGAATATGAAGATTACAGAAATGACATGGAGGATAGGGTATCTGTTCTTGAAGGTGCTCTTTGTCAGATATTGGATTTACTGGAGGATTAAAAAAGAAAGCAGGTCTGATAATCAGCCTGCTTTTTTATATGGTATTAATGAATATTCTAAGCCGGTATTCGACCCCGGGACCTAACGCTTCGTAAATGCACCGCTCTTTCCACTGATCTAATTAGTCAATGCAAATATATATATATTATTTTAAGTTTGCGATGAATATTGCTTATATATTGTATTAAGGATGTTTCTCAATACTATGTTGTTGAGATAGTGATAGTTATAAAAATTTTAAACGAATTATTTATTTCAACTGTTATTGATTTCTTGTAACAGTTAGTTTTTTATAGAAATTGTATATGAAATCTTTGTGTTTATAATATATTTGTTACCTTTGAAACATAATTAACTATTGATATATTAATATGGACTCCATACGAATTAAAAATTTACATTGTTTGGCTGATACAGGTGTTATTCCATTGAGAGGAATAAACATATTAGTTGGTGCTAATAGTTCTGGAAAAAGTTCTTTCTTAAGGGTTTTCCCCTTATTGAAACAAGGATTAAATACAAATAAAAGAGGACCTTTATTGTGGCTGAGTGAGGATGTTGATTTTGGAGATTTTAAGACTGCGATAAGAAAAGGTGAAAAGAGTATGATGTTCGAATTTACTGATAAATCCTTGATTGATGGCGTAAAATTCAGTTTGGGTTTCAATATAGTAGTAGATGGAGCTAACAATGATTTTATAGATTACATTCAGTATTGCTTTGAAGATCAGAAAATAGGTGTTAAAATAAACTCAAAGGGAGAAGTTGAAAGAATCAGTATCAATGGAGAGGATTTTCAAGTAACAGATGTAGTTGTTGTTGAAAACAAGATTAGTTTATTACCTTCATTTTATAATAAACAAGTTGTTGAACAAAACTCACATATTAGGATTTCTCCGTATTATAATAATTCTGCAGAAACTCAGATTTTACAGAAGATAGATGATTTGTTGGAACATAAATTGAAACCCAATACAGTAAATTTAATTCGTGAGCGTATTAGTTATAGATCTATTTCAAAGAAGGAGTTTTTGTTAGTTCTTCAATCTTTAAATAGGCCTGTAAAATGGCATAATTTAGTAAAAGATTGGACTGAAGAAAACTCTGACTTTTTAGAATTAAATAATTTAGACTTATTATCTAAGGCTTTTTTATTAATTGAAGAAGCAGGAATGAGTTTAGCTAAATCTTTAATGGAAGTAAATTATATCGGACCAGTTAGGGCTACTGCTGAACGATATTACAGACGTCAGAATTTAGCATTAAATGTAATAGATTCTAGGGGCATTAATCTGCCAATGTTTGTTAATGATTTGTCAGAAATCGAAAAAAAAGATTTGAAAGAGTGGATGTTGGAATATTTTGGCTTTTATTTGGTCACAGATTATAGTGGAGGTCACATTGCTATTTCTTTAGTTAATGAAAGAAATGGAGAGAAAACAAATTTGGCAGATAGTGGTTTTGGCTTTTCTCAAATCATGCCTATTTTGGTAATGTTGTGGACATTAACTAAACGTAAAACATTAAGGAGAAGACGTCCTCTTTATTCTGATAATAAAATATTATATTGTGTTATTGAACAACCTGAGTTACATCTTCATCCGGGGTTTCAAGCACAATTGGCAGATATGTTTATTTCTGCCGTCAATGTCGCAAAGATGAATGGAATTCAATTGAAATTGATTCTAGAAACTCATAGTGAGGCAATTATTAATCGTATTGGTAGACGAATTTCAGAGAAAAAATTAGATTTTTCTAAAGACGATGTAACGGTAGCATTATTTAATAAACAATTAAATGAAAATGGAACGAATGTTACATTGGCTCATTTTGATGATGACGGTATTTTGGATAATTGGCCGATTGGTTTTTTTAACGCTGATTGATTTATATTTATGCTTTTTTATATAACAGAGGAAATAGCTTCAGAAGCTGAAAAAAATAATACAAGAGTAATAGAAGTGCTTGAGTTTGTGGCACAGTCTCATTTATATGGTCGCCATATAATGTTTTCTTCTCGTGCAATACTTGAACGTTTGTCAAAACTTTCTTTTTTTAATGATAAAAGAACTATTAGTGTTTTTAAGGCCATTCTAAGTAAATATTCTACATTTGGTAGTATCCTAAAAGTCATTTCATTAAGAGTACAGTTGGTTCTAGGAGAACAGTTTCAAGTATTAACTGATGCAGATGGATATAAAATAATTTATTGCCCTATTATTTGTAAATCACTTGAAAATCTTATGATGGGAACAGAGTTACTTGGTGAAAATGTTGAGGAGATTTTTATGTATGGATTTATGGGTAAATATTATTTACGGAAAGTAAATATGAAGATAAATACATTTTATAAAGAATTACATGGAGGAGGTGATACTTTATATATTGTATTGAAAAAAGAAGCTGAGAAAGAAAGTTTTTGTCTTGCTTTTCTAGATAGTGATAAGAAATGGGATGGTGGTAGTATAGGAACCACATTGAAGAAAGTGAAGACAGATTGTTCAAAGAATAAATATTGTACAGTTAGTTATATATATTCTGATTTATATCGTGAAATAGAGAATATGATTCCTTTAAAAATTTTAGAGGAAGTTTCTTTGAAGAGTGTTGATTGGTGTAGAGGGTTTAATGATGTAAATGCAATAGTTAATGGTGGTATTGATGTTCAGTATTACGATATGAAGTATGGTATGACTTTGAAGAAGTATCGTAAATTAAAAGATAAGACTCAAGAAAGAGATTATGTAGATAAGCAACTTTCTTGTCTTCATCCAGAGAGTGACAATCATGAGGAGTGGATGAAGAATTTGCCGGAGGACGAAATTATTTTACATGGTTTAGGCGATGAAGTATTGAAAAGGAGTGTAAAATATTTAGAGAATAATTTTGACTGTTGGTCAGAGAATGATAGTTTAGATCCTATATTGGAACGAGAATGGATAAGGATAGGAAGAGAATTTATTAATTGGAGTTGTGCTGCTTCAAGGATTCGGGTTTAGTAAAGAATTGTAATAAACATAATATCTGACAAGAAAAAACAGTCCCACAATACTGGAGAATGAGAAATACGAAAGTAGGGTATAAAAAAATTGTTGCTCTATTCATAATATAATATGATGCTGTTAATCCCAACTTGTATGTGAGCCTTAATGAATCGTGCCGAGCTGGGACTAATTTTTTATTTTGCAATACATGCTTTACTTGGAGCCTTACGTTATCATTGGTAGCGTAATAATAGCCGACTGCGTACAGAACCATCCTTCAGTCTGGGCTGAGAAAGGTTGCTGGAACTGGGTGCTGAAAGATGCTGTTCTGTTTGATAAGCCGATTATGAATGTAAAAGGGAAGCTTAGTTTTTGGGAGTTCTCTTGTTTCTTTTTTCTGTTATTTTTATTTTAAGATATTCTCCAAATGCCATAATTGTAGGCAAAAGTACACTTGATGCTATTACCATTAATTCCCGTATAACATTAAATGAGTATTCTTCAATGAAAATCATCAATATGAGTTCATAGGTCGTTAAAGCTATTAATACTATAATTGAGGCTATAAAATTTAATTTTGTTATACATTTTGTGTTGAAATCTATTAAACGATTAACAAAAAACCAAGGTATTAATAATATAGTTGATAATGAATAGAATATAGATGAATAAAATAATGAGCCTATAATTGATAATGCAACCTCTTTAGAAAATTCATAATTTTTAAAATCTGGAACAGTAAGGAAACATATTAAGTAAATTGTTAGTGCATTACATATAAGAGTTATTACTATAGTTTTCCAATATTCTTTTAATGATGAGAAATGTTTTATCAATTCATCCATACCACAATTCAATTAAATACGGTGTAAAAATAGAATAAATAATTTATACATGGAAACTTACCGACAGCCCTTGTCAGTGCTTTGTGAATACCCGGTAACTGCTTTGTGACGGTTATCGGGTATTTTATTTGAATATTGATACCAATAATGCAGCAATAGCAGTATTAAAAATAAGGAGCCATTTTTCAAAATTGGCTCCTTTTCGTTGTTCTTCACGATATTTTTGTTGAGCAATCATTTCTTCTTTTTGCTTCTGAAGCTTCTTCCATAAGTATTTTTCTATTTTTCGCTTCAAACGACTCTGACGATCCAGGAAGTTGAGAATCTGAACTGCTATCGTAAAAATTAAAATTGTCCATAACCATAAATTTAAAAAGGGAGCCAGCCCACACGATTAGAAGCCAACTCCCACACACGATTATGATGCAAATATACAAATTCATTTAAAAACAATCGTGCTATGATAAAAGAATTTTCATCAATCGTGGAGTTGAGATCAATACGTGAGCAGAAATCAAGGTTATCAGAACGTGAACAGGAGTTAGCATCGCCTATTTTGACCGATTTGTCACTTATTCCGGAGATTTATGGCTGGTTCAAGGATTTGCTGGCCGGGATGGACTGCCCGTCCAATCCTGAGAGCGTCACCCAGCGAAAGAAGTTCCTCTTCATCGTGCTGTTCTTGTTCGCCCCCAGCGTGCTGGCCGGTGGTCGGCTGCCGAATGGGATTAGGGCGGAGATTGCCGGCGTGTTCCCGGATGTCTCCCCATGTGTAATATCGAACAATATCGCTGATGTTTCCTTTATCTACCAACAGTATAAGGATTTCCGGCAGGATATAGAGTACCTTTACAACCAGATTGTAGAAATATTGAAGGTCAAAGGACTAATCAAGTGACCCCGTTCCGGAAGGTTCGGGGTATTTTATTCAATCAAAGCCCGATACGCCCTGAGGTATTTATTCAACCGTTCCAAGTCCTTTTCGGTCAGTTGACGAATCCTTGTAATATCCATATTGTCTTCCAGGTCGTGTATCTTGACTTGGCGGCCTATTGGGTTCTGTTTGGAACGTATAATAAAATCCTCATAGCTTTCACCTTTATTTCGAGTAACAGACAATACAGCTTCCACGATCATGCGAGGGAACCCTGCTGCAAGCAAATCGGACGCGGAGAGGTTGGTATCTTCGATGATGTCGTGGAGCAGTGCCACAATTTTCTCTTCATCTGTGAGGCATCGATTTGACACTCGTATCGGATGAAAAATGTAAGGACTTCCAGCCTTGTCCTTCTGTCCTTCATGCGCTTTGGTTGCAATAACAAGCGCCTTTTCAAGTAAGTTGTTGTTCATCATTGATTATGTTTTATTTTTATTTTAAAGGATGAAAGCCGGGGCGTTATGTTTCCGGCTTTGTATTATTGTAGAAATAAAGCAGTAACAGACGAAACAATAGCCAATAAAAATACAAACAATACAGAACAACCTTTATTCTGTTTAATTTCAATATTGTATTTGCGAGCCACTTCGTGAATGTAATCCATTGACGGCTTAAATTCCTGATGGGTTTCGTTTCTGTATAAGTTAAGTGCATCAACTAATTTATCATCTCTTAAAAGTGATGCAATCTTATCCTCCATTTCCTTTTGTCCACTTTCTCCTTTTTCTACCAAAGCTTCACCTGCCTTGAATCTGTGTCCACATTTTAAGCAAGTAATATTAACATCTTTGCTTCCTATTGTTCCTGCTAAAATTCCAACCCCACCAACTAAAACGGCACCAGCCAAGGCTTTTCCTCCACTAAAACCTTGTTGCTCTGAGTGAAGTTCTCTGGAATGGCATTTAGGGCAACATAAATATTCATCTTTGTTATTCTCCTGTTTTATGGGATAACCACAATGGGGACAGGATGATGCTTTATCACTAATTTCTTTGTGACATTCGGGACATTCTATTAGTGCCATATACTCTAAATTTTAGTTTCTAACTTTATTTCTTTACCACAATGAGGGCAATATATCACTCCATCTTTTGGCTTATCGAAGAGTTCTGTTACAGGAACACCTAAAGCGGTGGCTATCTCTTCCAGTCGGCTTATGTTAGGATTTCCATTAAGAGATTTGGACAGTCCGACTTCTGTAATACCTATCATCCCTGCAAGGTCTTTAAGCATTATCCCTTTTTCTCGACAAATTTCTTTTATTCTAAAATTCATAATTAAACTATTTGTTTATGTCGCAAATATAGTCAAAAAATACAAATAGTATAAGAAAGATAGTGAAATAATACTGACTGTTTAAATATTAATATTTATTAACCATATTCTTATTGCTGGTAATTATACTATCAGTATATTTGTCGTGTGATAATTAAACAGATAGTATAATTCTAAAAACGCACGATTATGAAGACATTAAAAGAACAAGTAGAAGAAATCAAGAACATGAAAGGTTCTAAGGCTGCAAAGAAAGCAGCTTTCGTGAAATTAGGTTTGAGAAAGTATGAAGTTGAACTTCTTATGGCTGAACTGCCTAAACCTGTCAGAGAGACACACAAGTTTACTTTTGGGGTCGAGATTGAATGCCTGGTAGCTGCAAATATGATGAGAGAATGTGCAACAAGAAACGAAATGCCTTTTCAATATGAGGGTTATAATCACGTTGACAACAACCACTATTACAAGTTTGTTTCTGACTCTTCTATCAGAGGTGAAAACCCTATCGAATGTGTTTCACCGGTTCTTACTGGTAAGGCGGGTATGAAAAGTCTAGAAACCTGCTGCAAAGCTTTAAATGAAGCAAATGCATAGGTAAATATATCTACAGGTTTGCATGTGCATATCGGGGCTGCAAATCTTTCTGATGAAGCCTACATTAATGTATTCGAAAACTATCAGAAGTTAGAGAGAGTGATTGATACCTTCATGGCACGATCAAGACGAGCCAACAACAGCCAGTGGTGTAGAACCCTTCAAGGCAAGAACTTTGACGTATGTATGACAAAGCATGATGTTTTTAGCGTCATGAATGGTAATAGATACTATAAAGTGAATGCTTGTTCTTACGCTCGACATCGGACAATAGAATTTAGACAACATCAAGGTTCTACTGATTTCGAAAAGATTTCTAACTGGGTGAACTTCTGCGCTAAACTGGTAGCATGGTCTAAAAAGAACGTACTGAGTTCAGAGGTTAATTCAATTGACGAGATACCTTTCTTGACAACGAGAGAAAAGTCATTCTTTAAATCACGTGCTGAGGTTCTTGCATGAGCCTCGCACGATTAAAATCAAAGAAAATGTGCTGTATTATTTATAAGCCAAAAGGTGTTCAGATGCCAACTCTGGACACCTTAAATAAAGTTCAGAGAATCAATCATCATGGTTATGGCTTCGTTTCTTCAAAGCATAGATATAAGACGATGGACTATCAGAGGTTTTTAACTCATCTTTCAAAGGTTGAAATTGAAGAAGAATGCATCATTCACATGAGGTGGGCAACACATGGTTCTAAGTGTAGAAGGAACTGCCACCCGTTTGTTGAGAATGGCGTTTATTTTGCCCATAATGGCGTTTTGCCTATTCAGTCGGTAAATGATATGACAGACAGCGAAATATTCTTCAGAAGTCAAGTTTATCCCCTTGTAATGAAATACGGATATGAATCGAAAGTGACAGAATCCATGATGATGGCTGCTGCTGGCAGTTCTAGGTTTGCAATGATGTACAAAGGAAAAGTAAAGCTGTATGGCGATTATACGAAATTGAATGGTGTGTATTATTCTAATTTGAGATGGTTATGAAAGAGAAAGAAATCCTGCAAGAAATAATCGGGTGGCTGGGTAATGATACAAGCTACTTGTCTACTAGGACAGACTATGCCAGAGGGTATAAATCCGGTATAGAATGTGCAAAAGAAATTGTTGAAAGCATCATCAATAAACACGACCCTGATTTATTACCAAACAATTAGCAAATTGTTTCGTATGCGTTGAATTGTTATTCAAAATTGTCTTCATAATGGGGTATCTTTGTATAGATGCCATCGCGGGTTAGAGCAGTGGTCAGCTCGTCACTTTGACTTGGTGAAGGCCGGTGGTTCGAATCCATCACCCGCAACTAACATTTAAACTTTACACGATTATGGAAATACTTACGCTTATCATCAAACAGAAGTTTTTTGACGAAATATTGTCGGGCAAGAAAACACAAGAATTCAGAGAAATTAGACCAACGACACAGAAGAAATACTGTCAGCTTGATGCTGACGGGTATTGTGTCGAGAAAGACGGTGTTTTGCAGCCAAAGCGCTACGATGCAATACAGTTTTTTGTAGGCTACAATAAGGACAGAGCCAGTGCATTGGTAGAAGTCAAAGACGCCCAAATAGAGCTGTTTGAAGATGAGAATCACAATCTGATTGAATATACCTATCAGGGTGAGATATATTTGGCAGCACAGGTCGTTTATGACCTTGGCAGAATTATAGAAAAGCATGTTTAACCCTTTAATTTTTCGTTGAGTCAGAACAAACAGAAGCACATTTTCAACTGGTGGCTACCGTGGTGGCCGTAGAGGTTTGACCACAGAGAATGGTGGTCTCTCTCAGGGTGGCAGATTCATCACCCGAAGACAGCAGTATTATAACGTCCGCACAGGACTTGGAATGAGTGGCGGATAATGACACTGCAAGAAAGGACATACAGCCATATTGACCTCGTCAGACAGAAGACTGACGGGGTTTTGCTGTTTCTGTCCTTGGGTAAGGATTCTTTGGTCTTACTGGACATGATCTACCCAAAGTTTGATAGAGTCGTCTGTGTGTTCATGTACTTTGTTAAAGGTTTAGAGCATATTGAAAGATGGATCGGCTGGGTAAAAGCCAAATATCCGAAGATAGAATTTGTTCAGGTACCCCACTGGAACCTTACCTACATTCTTCGCGGTGGCCTGTATTGTGTGCCAAATCCCAAAGTGAAGTTGCTGAAGTTGGCCGATGTGGTGAAGGCAATGCAGCTCAGATACGGGCTTTACTACACATTCTTGGGAATGAAGAAGGCTGACGGCATGAACCGCCGCCTCATGCTGAAAGGTTACGAAGCAAACGGGTATGAGAACAACGGTATGTGTTATCCTTTGGCCGACTGGACTCAGAAAGACATCCTGTCCTACATGAAGCAGAACTGCCTACCGGAGCCTGTGAGGTATTCACTCAAGGCTAGTTCGGGTGTAGGCTTCAATTTGGATTGTATGTTATGGCTGGAGAAGAACTACCCGCAGGATTTACAGAGAATTTACAAGGTGTTCCCGATGGCTGAGAGAATCCTTTGGGAGCATAAACAAAAACAATAGGTATGGAACTAAGCAAATACATAAAGAGTGAATCGGTGGAACTTAATCGTTCCGCCATTCACTTCGCTGATTATAACCCCAGGAAACTGTCTGAGGAATCCCGTAAGACATTGAAGCGGGGTATTAAGAAGTTCGGTCTGGTTGGTGGAATCGTAGTCAACAAGCGAACTGGCCTTACTGTCGTGTCCGGCCATCAGCGTCTAACAGTCATGGATGAGCTGCAGAAATTCCCTGAGAACGATTACAGAATCCGTGTAGATGTCATTGACGTGGACGAAAAGCAGGAAAAGGAATTAAACATCCTGATGAACAATCCAAACGCGCAGGGTGCATGGGACTATGACGCATTGGCGCGATTAGTTCCAGATATTGATTACCAGGATGCCGGCCTGACAGCTGCCGACCTTAACATGATTGGCTGTGATTTCCTTCTCCAGACAGAGGAAGAAAACTCCATCGCAAATGCTTTGGAAGATATGATGGCACCAGTCACAGAACAGAAGGAAGCCGAAAAGGCCGCAAAACAGATGGAAAGAGCTGAAAAGGTAGCCCACATGAAAGAAGTAAAGCAGCAGGTGAAGAATGCAGCCCAGAAACAGGCTCAGGATATGGATGCTTATCTGATGCTTTCCTTTGATACTTTTGAAGCCAAAGCTGCTTTTTGTGAAAGATTTGGATATGATCCATATTCCAAGTTTATCAAGGGTGAGGTATTTGATGAACAGATAGAAAGAATTGAATAACAACATGAAATTTTAGGAGGAAAGCCGAGTTAGAAGAAAAACATATAGTCAGTTGTATCAACAGTCAAGACGAATAATGTACAACGCCGGAAGGCAATACGGGCTTGGTACAGACAGACAAAGAAGTATAAGAGACAGAACGAAGTCTATAATGGAAAGATATGCGGCCAGGATAGATAGCTATTTCTCAAAGAGAGGAATTGATATTTATGGTGATAAGCCTGTTTCTCGCCGCATTTATATGGGCAACAATAATGGATGAAATATGGTAGGGGATTTTATTCTTTGGCTAAAGACGTTTTTTGGGCAGAATCTTTTTTGTATCCATCATTATGTTTGGAAAGGACCATTAGATTTCCGCTATGAAATTTGTGATAAGTGTGGAAAATTGAAAAAGAATTGAATAATTATGAAAGCATCAGAAGAATTTGGTGAGGTTATTGATAGAATAGACAACTTGATAGGAGCATTGGAGTTACCTATGCCTGCAGAGTTTCATGTAAATCAGATGAAGCATGAACTCAGTGAAATATCGGATAAATTGAAACGAGTATACGTCGAAGAAGAGGGTGAAAACCCTTGGGAGGAATAAATGATGAAAAGTGAATCTCAACATAAGAAACATCCAGGAGGAAGAAAGCCCAAATTCGATTACAGGGGTGAGGAATTTCTTTCTCAGGTAGAAACGTATGCCAAAAAGGGATTCACTGACCGGGAAATAGCTTTCGCGCTCGGGCTGAATCCGACCTACTTCTACGAAATGAAGTCAAAATATTCGGAGATAACTGACGTATTAGCGCGCGGGCGTGCGACAATCACCGCCGCTGTGCGTGCGAAGTTCCTTGCGGTGGCTTTGGGTGGTATCAAGACAAAGAGTACCGTAGTAAGGAAGCTGAAAGACCAAGACGGCAATCTGACCGGAGAAGAAGAACTTCAGGTGAGCGAAAGCGAGCTGGCTCCGAACCTTCAGGCAATGTCTGTCTGGCTGTATCACCATGATGAAGAATGGAGGAAGGTTGAGCGCCGGCAGGACGAAGATGCAGATATTCCAAAGGATATTGACCACGGAATTTCTATTGACTCATGGATTAAAGACAAGCTGAAATGATTGTACCCCAGGCCATATATCATCCGTTATACACCGATAAGGAAAAGTTTATCATTCTCATCACCGGTGGCCGTGGATCGGGGAAGTCTTTCAATGCTTCCACTTTCATCGAGCGGCTTACATTTGAAATGACACCCGTAGAGAAGATTGTCCACCAGATTCTTTATACCCGTTACACGATGGTATCTGCCGGGATGTCTATCATTCCGGAAATGATGGAAAAGATAGATTTGGACGGAACAACGAAGTATTTCAAGACAACCAAAACCGATATTGTAAACCGGATGACCGGCAGTCGTATCATGTTCCGTGGTATCAAGACTTCTTCCGGAAACCAGACGGCCAAGCTGAAATCAATTCAGGGTATCACCACCTTTGTTTGTGATGAGGCGGAGGAATGGACCAGCGAGGAAGAGTTTGATAAGATCATGCTTTCTATCCGTAAGAAGGGAATTCAGAACCGGATAATCATAATTATGAATCCATGCGATTCGAACCATTTCATCTACAAGAAATACATCGAGAACACTCATCGACTGGTGGAGATTGATGGCGTGCAGGTACAGATATCAACTCATCCCAATGTACTTCATATCCATACTACCTACTTTGACAATATCGAGAACCTTTCTCCTGAATTCCTGAGAGAAATCAAGGAAATGAAGGAGAAGAATCCTGAAAAATACGCCCATGTGGTTATCGGCCGTTGGGCAGATGTAGCTGAAGGTGCCGTATTCAAGAAATGGGGTATAGTGGATGAGTTCCCCATGTGGTGTAAGAAGGTCGGAATCGGGCTGGATTTTGGTTATACTAATGACCCTACAGCAGCTATCCGATGCGGAATAATAGATAATGCGTTGTATCTGGATGAAGTGGATTATCGTACCGGATTGCTTTCGGGAGATATCATAAAGACTTTGCGACCTTGGAATCTTAGAGTGATTGCCGACAGTGCAGACCCACGACTCATTCAGGAAATCAGTAATGGTGGAATTAAGATTTATCCAGTGGAAAAGGGTAGTGGTTCAGTCAATGCCGGTATAGACAAGATGCAAGGTATGGAAATCTTCATCACCAAGCGTTCTTATAACCTTCAACGGGAGTTCAGAAATTATGTATGGGCAAAAGATAAGGACGGAAACTATATCAACGAGCCGGAAGATCACGATAACCACGGCATAGATGCTGCTCGTTACTATGTGCTGGGAGAACTTCTCGGTAGGATTATGAAACCGAAAGACATATCAGGAGTATTTGGACATTAAAAATTAATATATGAGGACCTTAGAAGAAATTTTAGCTTTGCCGGATGTAGAGAGAAAAATCTATTATCTGAAGAAAGGGCGCAAGACTGAGCTTCCTAATGCTCATGCTCTTTATAACGATTGGAACCCAAACAAACATGAAATTGTGATTGATGAAGAAAAGTATCCGAAAATTAAAATTACTACCCAGCCTGAGAAACGGATTACAGACCCGACAACAGGGAAAGAATATGTGGAACCGGCGGTAAGGAAAGAAGTTGATCCGAATCGAATTGCCCTTCCTATCGAGCAGGACATCGTGAACATTCAGACAGCCTTCACAGTCGGAACCGAACCGGTTCTTGATTGTCAGCCGGACCAGTCAGAAGAAAATCTTCTTTCTGCCTTGAAGCAGGTGTTTAAGAAGAACAAGCTGAAATACCAGAATAAGAAAGTCGTCCGGGCATGGCTGGCCGAGCAGGAAGTGGCCGAATACTGGTATGTTGTAAAAGATGATGGTTTTTGGGCAAAACTCAAACGAAAGATTTCAGGAATCTTTGGCAAGTCAAAACCTGAATACCGTCTGAAGAGTGCTATCTGGTCCCCGTTCCGGGGGGATAAACTCTATCCGTTCTTCAATGATCAGGGTGATTTGGTTGCTTTATCCAGAGAATATAAAAAGAAAGATCTAGATGATATGGAAGTAACCTGCTTTATGACCATTACTAGGGATATGGTTTATCAGTGGGAGTTTACAAGTAACTGGACAGACAAAGGTTCATTTGCTCATGGGTTCAAGAAGATGCCAGTAATCTACATGTGGAGACCGGAGGTATACTGCGAGAAGATCAAGAGCCTTCGTGTGAGGCTGGAGAAACTCCTTTCGAATTATGCGGACTGCATCGACTATCACTTTTTCCCGATCCTTATGTTGTTTGGAAATGTGGAGAATTTCTTCGGTGAGTTCAAAAATAGGGTAGTAGAGTTGACCGGGCAGGGAGCAAATGCCCAGTACCTTACCTGGTCTCAGGTGCCCGATACCGTAAAGTTCGAGGTGGAAACCTTGCTGAGCCAGATATACGGACTGACCAATACACCGCGTATCTCTTTCGATTCATTGAAGGGTACTGGCAACGCTGTCTCCGGTGTTACTTTTGACTATGTGTTCATGTCTACTCACCTGAATGTAGAGAACCTGAACGAAACCGTCGGCGAGTTCATGCAACGACGTGTAAATTTCCTTGTTTCTGCGTTGGGGTCCGTGAATTCCACCCTTGAAGAAGCCTCCGAGACTATTGACGTGGATGTGCAGATGCAGCCATATAAACTGGAGGACATCAAAAACAAGATAGACACGGCAATCAAGGCCAAGGACGGGGAGATTTGGTCGCAGCAGCGGGCCATCACCTTTGTTGGGAACGTGGATTCTGTTTTGGACGAGATCGAAGCCATCAAGGAAGAACAGGCAGAGAACCAGAAGAACGATATTGAGAAGCAGAGACAGCTTTCTTTTCTCAAAAGTTCTAGTAAACAATTTGAAGAATAGAACAATTAAGTCAGAAAAATTACGAGGTTTATACAAATTATACGGATAGAAATCTAAAATACTGACTAATTGAATAGCGGTACCTTTTGGGGGTATCGCTATTTTCTGTTATAGTAAAAATATGAATAGATTTTCTTTTTAATTATTCGTTATTTTACTATATTTGCAGAGTAATAAAGTCAGAAACGCTATGAGTTACAAATCAGTTAAAGAGGTTGTAACTATGTTGCTTGACAACGGCTTCATTCTAAAGAGCCAGAAGGGCAGCCACATGAAGTTTGAGAAAGATGGAATAACGGTAGTCGTTCCGAATCATGGAAAGAAAGGCGTTGAGAAAGGCACTTATTACAGCATTATGAGGCAAGCGGGGCTAAAATAGCCCCGGCCTCTTTTCTTAAATTATAAAATGGAGGTCAATATGAGAACTGTAGAAGTGATTGTCGAACATGCTGGGAATAATCTCAGTGCTTACATTGAAGGTGCTCCGGTTATTACTGTCGGTAATAACATAAGAGAAATTGAGGAGAACATGAAGGAAGCCATAGACTTGTATCTGGAAGACAACCCGAACCCTTGTGAGGTTCTCAAAGGAGAGTTCACCTTGAAGTTCAAAATAGACGCGGCCACCTTCATCAACTATTACAGCAGTATTTTCACAAAGGCCGCTTTGAGCCGGATCACCGGAATCAATGAGCGCCAGTTGTGGCATTATGCGGCTGGAGTACACAAACCACGTAAACAGCAATTGGAGAAGATTCAGAAAGGTATTAACGCGCTGACAGAGGAACTGGCAGCTATAAATTTGTTGTAATTATGGATAAGAAGTATCAAGTTTTCGTCAGCTCAACTTACCAAGATTTAATAGAAGAAAGACAAAAAGTTATAGAAGCATTAATTAGTAAGAATTGCTTTCCCGTTGGTATGGAATACTTTCCTGCTGCAAATGAAGAACAATTTGCCGTTATAAAGAGACTTATAGATAGATGCGATTACTATATTTTAATTCTTGGCGGTCGTTATGGATCTATAGAACCTAAGACAGGAAAGAGTTATACTCAGTTAGAGTATGAATATGCTTTAGAAAAGAATATTCCTGTTGCCGCATTTTATCATAACAATATTGGTAAATTAGCTTCTGATAAAGTTGAAAAGACAGAAGAAGGATTAGCTAAACTACAAGGATTCAAAATATTAGTACAGAAAAAATTATGTAAAACATGGAGTGAAAGTTATGAATTAGCATTTAAGGTTAATTCCACTCTTGATTTTATGTTTGAGAATTATCCTCGAACAGGATGGGTAAAGGCTAACGAAATTTCTTCTGCGGAAGCTAATAAAGAGATTTTGGATTTAAGAAAAGAAAATGATGAATTAAAAGCGTTGTTAGCAAAAAGTAATGAGGTAGAACCTGATGGGATAGAAGATTTACAACAAGGAGACGATACGATAAATATAAGGTGTGGTTATGATACTATGCTTGGCCCAAAAACAGAAAATATTGAAACTACTTGGAACAAGGTAATTTCAATATTACTACCACAAATGGTTAATGAATGCTCTGAAAGTGATTTGTATGATAGTCTAATTTCATATTGCAAATATGAAATATGTAATAATGCAAGTATTTTCGATTTTTATGTTCTTGATGAAGATTTTCAAACAATAAAAGTCCAACTAATAGCTTTACGAATCATAAAAATAAGTGAGCGAAAAAGAACTGCGAAAGACACTGATACATATTGGACTCTTACTCCTTATGGTAATAGATTAATGATGAAATTAAAAGCCTTGAAAAGGTAATAAACCAATGATTTTTCAGCGTGATTACTCTGGTAGTCACGCTTTCTTTTTACCTAAAAACGAACATTCTCTTAATTGTTTCGTATCGTTAGCCTTAAAATTTCCCCTTCCCTTTCTCTATAAGTAAATTTACCGTATAAAATTATTAATCAAACTCATACGGTATGACAATTTTTGAACAAATCTTGGCAGGACTGCAACAGAAATTTTCTGGGGTGGACACTGCTACACTTACCCGAATTGCCACGAAGAGGGCTGAGGGTGTAACGGACGAAACGAAGGTGACCTCCATCGTTGAGGGTATCTCATTTCAGGACGTAATTCAAAACTATGGTGATTTCCGTGCAGGACAGGCGCAGACTTCCGCTGTTTCCAACTACGAGAAGAAGCATGGACTGAAAGACGGGAAACCAATCGAGAATCCGAAACCAGAACCACCGAAGCCAAACGACCCTCCAAAGCCGCAGGAAACGGACATCGCAAAGATGATTGCCGATGGTATCGCCGCAGGTATCAAGCCGTTTGCCGACAAGTTGGCAAAAATGGAGGAACAAGAAGTGCAGGCGCAGCGTAATTCTCAGATTTTGGCAGTGGCGAAGAAGTATGGTATTCCCGAATTTATGCTGAAAGACCGCAACATTCCTGAAAACACGGACTTGGATACTTATTTCAAGGACATGAAGCAGGATATGTCTAACAACGGGTTTCAGTTCTCCAAAGCTCCTGAAACTGCCGAACAGAAGCAGGAGAAGGAAGCGAGCGAGTTCGCCAAAATGATTGAGGCGGACACAAAATCTATTGTCGAACAACAAAACAAGTAATTTATGTCAGCAGGATTTAAGTACAACATTGAGCCTGAGCCGTCCATCGAGGAACGCTATGACGTTTCTACCGGTGTAAGACGTAGAGGCCCTTACAAGCTGGAAACGACCAACCTTGTTGCTGGTTCATTTCTTCCATCCTTCACTCCGATTGCCGCTGATTTGGTAAAGAAAACCGCTCAGGTGGCCATCCGTGTAGAAGTCTATGAAAAGTTTACCACCGGTTCCAATACCACTTTGAAGATCAAGAAAAACTCTTTGGCTTATGTGGGTATGCATCTGGGTAATGGTTCTCATGGAGCTACCATCAACAGTATTGACAAATCAGACAAAGCTTTCGATAAGTTGACGCTGGCTGCCGACTTTGGCGAAACAGTGGAAGCTGGTACTGTACTCTATGAAGCTACAGCTGTAAGCGGTACTACTCCAAAGGTAGTTGCTAACTCAGCTCTGTACGGAAGAGTACAAGTAGAAGAAGGCGTTGTATTAGTTGCTCTTTTGATGCGAGCATTCGAGATTGAGCCGACTAAGTTGGCTATGCCTTTCTCTGACATTGATAAGGCTAACATGCCGCATTTCCAGTTCAACGCTGCAGGCGTGCAATCCCCGGCTGGTGTTTCGTATGAACTGCCAGAAGCTTCTGATTCTGTGATGGGAGGTATTCAATTAGGATTTTCTCAAAGCGGAAAGAAATATCCAGTAGCATTGGAGGGTGGAAAGGCGTATGTAGAAGTTCCTTGGACGGACAATAATACTACCTATCAGGCAGCTAACTCAAGTACCTTGGGATTGGTAAAGCAGGGTGTAAAAGTTGATGATGCAGCAGGTGGTGATGAGAAGGATAAAATTAATGCTCTTCTAGCATCATTGAGAGCTGCAGGTATTATCGCAAGCAAATAAAGAAAGGAGGACTAATATATGATGCTAACTATTCATACTCTGTTTAACGACCCCAATATCGTAAATGCTGTTATCCAGCGCGTCCTTCAGACACGTAAGGATACTATCTACTGGCAGCAGTACCTCGATTTCCGTAGAACGACTACCCGTGTGTTCAAGGACTACATCGGTCAGGTTACTGGTGTGATGGCTGGTTCCATTAACTCACGATACGGCGAGAAGCCTATCCGTGAACGCCGGAATATCGGCTCAGGATATGGTGAAATCGCTTATCTTGGCGATGCTTACCAAATTTCCATTGACCGCTTGTCTGAGCTTCAGGACTTGATTGACAAGTTCAATGCAGCTAAACCTGCCGACCAGGTAGCAGCCATGCAGGAAATTGTGAACTTCATCTACGACGATTACCGCCAGGTACTTTTAGCAGCGCACAAGCGCATGGATATTATCGTAGGTTCACTTCTGATGACCGGAGAAGCAACAGTCAAGAACAAGGACGACAATGCCGGAGGTATTGATCTGCTTAACATTGAATTGCCATTCAAGTTCATTAAGCCTGATACTGGTGCGAAGACGAACTTCATCACCTATTTGCAACAGCAGATTAATGCACTGAAAGCGGACTATGGTAATTTCCAGAAAATGATCATGTCTCGTGGAACTTTCGTAAAGAATATCATCGGATCGGCTGAGTTTGGTGACAAGTTCAAGATGCAGCTTACAGGAAATGAGATGTATCTTTCAACCGGGTTGATTACCTCTCAACTGGCTTCCCAAGTGTTCACTGGCATCGGGCTTCCGGCCATTGAAATCAAGGAAGATTACGTAAAAGACCAGACCGGAAAGAACGTACAGATTTACACCGACGACCGTATCACCTTGCTTCCGCAGGATAAGGTCGGTTATATGCGTTTCCACACTCCGTACGAAGCAGTGGACGGCGTACCGGGACGTAACTACACTCAGGCAGACGGTGATATGCTTATTTCCGGTTACAAGGACAAGAACGGCCGTTATCTGGAATACACTGCAGAGTGGATTCCTCAGATTACGAACCCGAACCTGATTGTGAACTTTGATTTGTCAACCATGAACGCATGATAGTAAATGACTACATATCACAGAAGTTTCAGACCTTCGGCATTAACTTGTCGGAGGCTGACCTTTTGGAGATAAGTCTGTCTTCAGGGATAAGCGGAGAGGATGAGATGGGCCCGTCAAACATCGGACTGGTTTCGGTGAATATGGCGAAGTTCATCCCCTCTCTATTGCTACGTGCCACTTCCATCAGCGAGAACGGTTTCTCTATGTCCTGGGACATCAAGGGGGTAAAGGAATACTACTCGTTTTTGTGTAAGAAGTACGGCCTTGAAGATACGTTAAGCGATAAACCTAAAGTCAGATTCTTATGATATTCGCGCCCCATACATTACAGGTTAAAGTCACCATTCCGATGGAAACAGACGAGTTTGGCCGACCTATCCCCGGAACCGGCGGAGAAAGCTGGCAGGACGTATGTAAGTGCCGGTGTGACGACAACTCTACCAAAGAGTTTACTTCGGAGAACGGTGAGGTGTTCCGACCGAATTATCACGTAGTCTGTGAGAAGAAAATCTCACTGAGTGCTGGTGATGAAGTCAGATGTATGGACGGTGAGAATATCCGTGGAACTGGCAAAGTTTACATGGTGAAGAATACAAACTATTTTGGTTACTCAGAGATATGGATGTGAAGTTTGATTTTTCGGACGTGGATAGCTTTTTCGAACAAGGTTATGCCGAGGTGAAAGCCGTTGAGGAGAAGGTTGGTAAAGAGGCTGTCGATTACGCTGTAAAGAATGGCAACTATCAGAACCGGACCGGAACACTCCGTAAGTCAAATAAGTATTCAGTTGAGGATGACGGATTGGTGATAAGAAACGATGCTGAGTATGCCTCGCACGTCGAATCTAAAGGCTATGAAGTATCAACTGGTGCGGCTCTATACGCTGAGAAACGATTGAAGGAGGAAGTCAAATGATAGTAACTACCGACATAGCAAATATACTTTACCGAGATTGCCAGCCTTTTGGTATTGACATTGTTCCTCACGGCAAGAAGCTGACGGGTGCGATGAAATCCGAAAGGATTGTTATTCACTCTAAAAAACAACAGCCGGGGACGTACTGGAAGAAATCCTTCGTTGAGGTGAACCTTTGCGTTCCTGACTTGAAAGAAGGTGAAGCCAGCACCATCCGGCTGAACGCACTGGAGAAACAGGCGCAAGAGCTATTCGACGGCATAACCGGACGCTATGATGGTACCGCCTATCATTATTCTATCGAGTCAATCGGAATAGAGGAGGACACATCCTTGAAGTGTCATTATGTGAATGTAAGAATTTTGTTTGAAGTTTTAAATGTGAAATGATATGGCAGAAGCAAAGAAAATAACAGCTGTAAATATCAAGAAACTTTGGTATGGTGAAACAAGTGCTATTGCAAAAGATTTGACCGGACAGGCTTTGTATACTCTTTTGCAGGGGGAGACCTTGAAAGAAGTCAAGAATATTCACCAGGATACCTGGACGCTCGAAGAAGCGGAAGCAAGCCGGACTAATTATAAAAACCAGCTCACGGGACAGACTTATCGAAGCGAAAAGGAAATGGGTGATGTAACTGTCAATTTCACCATTGGAGAATACGATTACCCAACTAAGAAAGACCTCATGGGTGGTGATGTTATCAATACTGACAAAGGATGGAAACGTGCGCGTGGTAAGGTGAATATTGAAAAACTGATTGTTGCCATGACCGATGATGATCAGTATTGCGTCATTCCTCGTGCCGACATCGGTGCCCGAGAAGCAACTACCGATAAGGCTATCGGTCTTCCCGTCAGTGCTGTGGAGTTAGAGCCGAAAAATTCGGCAGTTGCGCCGGAGTATTGGTTCGATTCCGAAGAAGTTAAAGAGGCATGAACTGATGTAAAGGTCGTAGCAACGCCTTCAGATGCAACAGTAAAGCTGGACGGGCAAACGGTCAAGACCAAGAGGGTGAAATCTGGGATATCCGTTTCCTATGAAGTATCAAAGGCAGGCTATACCACACAGTCAGGAAGTATACCTACCTCCCTGTCTGATGCTTTCAAGACCGTTGAGAAGAAAATAACTCTCGCTCAAGAAAGTGGCGGTTAGTTTTCAGGATGTTTAATGGGTGGGGCTTCGGCTTCACCCTTTTTCTTTTAGTTATGAATCAAGGAGCAAAAATTATATCAGAATCTATTATTGGCAGTGACTTTAGAACAGTATTTGTTAATGGGAAAGCATATACTGTTTATCCTCCTACTGTTAACAATTTATCAGGTGCAATCTCTCATTTGTCTGGAGTACAAGAAGCGGACAATCTGAAAGAAGTTCTGTTCTCTTTAGGAGAGAGTAAAGCCTATAGTAAGGCATTATCGTGGTTGATTACAGGTGATGAGAGTTTGAGTGAGGAGTTAGCCAATGGAACATACGAAGAGAACGTGAACGCTTTGGAGGAAGCATTGTCCATGATTGACTCAAAGGTTTTTCTGAAAGCTGTCAGCTTGGCGAAGAACGTAAGTCTGCTGGCAGCGAAACCGAGGTTGTAGGAAATGATACTCTTCTTGGTCAGATAGCATCGTTCATGGAAAATCTGCATCTGTCTTATCGGGAAGTGGTCTATGAGATACCATACAGAAACTTAATATTAATGCAACGTGATAAACTCCACACCATTACCGGAACGAAGGTTACAAAGGTGAAGGGTAAGGATATGGCTTCACGCAGACGAAGAAACAAGAAATAGATATGGCTACACTATATTTTAAAGTCAGTTCAGACTATCAGGAGGTCATCCGTCTGAGACAGGAATGTGAGAAACTGGAAGCACAGCTCAAAAAGATGGACGTAAATAAATCCCCGGCTGCAGCAAAAGCTTTAGAAACGCAACTGGCATCCACCCGTCAGCAAATGATGGGACTGGTGACTGAGGCAGCTAAGGCTGGTGCTGTGATGGAGAATGATTTGAAGAAAAAGCTTAATTCTGCGTCAAAGGCCTCCGATGAGCTGACGGAGGAAATTATCAAACAACGGAAAATCATCCGTGATACGCAGGATGATGTCAGACGGCTGTCTGATGAATATTCAAAGATGGGTAAGTATTCTCCTAATTCAAAAGCTAAATTGGCTGAACTGAATACAGCTAAAGCAGCCTTGAACGAGCAGAGATATTCCCTTGGCGAGTTACAGGACCAGCAGGCCAGAAACAGGCTTGAAGTGAGGAAACTTACGAGAGAGTACAAGGAGTTTGCCAGTGGAACGAATAATGCTGATGAGATAGTAAAATCCCTGACGGATTCTTTAAAGCGTACAGCCGCTGAAATCGGTGGACTGGTGGCGATAAAAAAATTCGGCTCCGATGTGATTGAAGCAACCGGAAAGATGCAGCAGTTACAGGTAGCACTTTCAACCATCCTTCAGGACAAATCAAAAGCAGACCAGCTCATCGCCGATATTGTCCAGTTCGCGGCCAAAACACCATTCAATCTTGACGATGTGGCGACAGGAGCAAAACAGCTTTTGGCATACGGTTCCTCGGCCGATAATGTCGTGAATGAACTTTCTATGCTTGGAGATGTGGCTTCCGGATTGCAGATTCCTATCGGGCAGCTTATTTATCTGTATGGAACATTGAGAACACAAGGACGGGCCATGACCGTAGATATCCGTCAATTCGCCGGACGAGGTATTCCAATCTACGAAGAACTGGCCAAGGTATTAGGAGTTTCCAAAGACCAGGTAGGTGAACTTGTGAAGGAAGGTAAGGTCGGCTTTAAGGAGGTCGAACAGGCCTTCAAAAACATGACATCCGAAGGAGGAAAGTTTGCCAACCTTATGGAAAGTTCTGCCGGGACGTGGCCCCAGCGACTTTCGAATATCGAAGATACCCTCTTTCAGAAAATGAATGAGTTCGGGAACAAGTATAAGGAAGTGTTCGAGTTTGGCATTGGTACAGCAGAGGACTTGGTGGAAAGTCTTGATGATGTGTTGTCTGTCATGGGCGGACTGATTGCAGCTTACGGAACGTACAAGGCCGCGTTGATTACCGCCGCCGTTGCTCAGAAGGCGGTCGGATTCGTTGAAAGTATCCGTCTGATAGGAATGTACAGAAAGGAATTGGGACTGGCCACCGCTGCACAACAGGCTTTCAACCTTGCGGCAAAATCGAATGTATATGTCACTCTATTGGCTGCATTGGTAGGAATCGGAACAGCGGTATACATGTTTTCTAAGAATGCCGATGATGCAACAACGTCGCAAGGGAAACTGAATTTAGCGTTAGCTGAATCTGAAAAGGCCTCTTTGTCAGAGCAGCGAGAACTGGCAAAGCTCAAGGGTGAATTATCTGCATTGACAAAGGGCACCGATGAGTACAATGAAGTCAAAGATAAGATTGTTAAGGGATTCTCTAAATATTATGACGGATTGGATGAAGAAATAGAGAAAGTAGGTCTTACTGAGCAGGCCTACAACAGGCTTACTGATGCCATCACGAAGTCATACGGGGCCAGACAATACGAAAAGTTCAAGTCGACACAGACAGAAGAACTTGATTCACTTATGTCGGAAAACCTATCCAAGATACAGGAAAGGCTTATAGATAAGCTAGGTGACGAAGAAGGCTCGAAATACTATACTAAGATAAGGAACGCAATCCTTGAAGGGAGCGTAAAGGCAATTAACGGGACGTTCAATCTGTCCGGACTTGACAAGGAAACAAATAACGCACTAGATAAGGTAGCTGGTAAAGGAGGAATACTTGAGAATCGTGCGGTAGAACAATATATAGCAAATATTCTCAACGCCATAAAATCTACAGAGAGACTTGATAAACTGGCTCGTGAAAGGTTTGGTGTTGATGGCTTAAAATCTTCAGTAAATAACGGAAAGAAGGATTTACCGAAGTCAAACATATTAGAAGAAATAGAATCAGCCACCAAACGTATCAAAACACTCAAACAAGAAATTACCGACCTTCGTAGCGGAAAATTGCAGGCAGAAGCTGGTAAGACAGTAGAATCTGCTATAAAGGCAAAGGAAAAAGAGTTACAGAGTGTAGAAAAGACCCTAGAAACACTTACCGGAGTTAGGAATAAGGATGTGTCAAGAGAAAACTCAACAACATCAGCCGGAGGGAAACTGTCAGACTTGGAACGTAAGTTGGCATTAGAACGTGCAAAAGAAGCTGTTGATTTGGAAAATCAGGTTGAGCAAGCACGTATTAATGCTATGGCCGATGGAGGTGAGAAGATACTTGCACAACGTGAGCTGGATAACAAGAAGGAATTACATGCTATTGACCGGGCTAAAGAAGAGTATATTCAGAAAGAAATTCAAAGACAGAAAGAAATATTCGAGGCAACAGAGGATTTAAAAGCAAAGAAGAATCCTAAATACAAAAAGCGCAGTTTTGATTCTTCCTCTATAAGCGTTGACACCAGTTCATTTGACATCCTGAAAGAAAATACAGACAAACGTCAGGTTCAAGAAGACCTGAATGCACAACGAGAGGCGGTGAATGCTTATCTTGCTGAATATGGCACCTATATGCAAAAACGTCAGGCTGTCATTGAACAATACCAAGACAAAATCAATAAGGCTACAACAGAAGGAGAAAAATTATCCTTGGGCAAGCAACGGGATAGTATCTTATCCGGCATTGATGAACAGGCAAATAAGACCACATCTGCCGTGTCTCTGTTGTTTGGAGATATGAAAGATAAGACTCTGAAAGATCTTGAAACAATCAACATGGCCGGACAAAAAGCATTAGAGTTTCTGAAATCCGGCCAATGGGATGAAACTACAGGAAAGTCACTTGGGATAACCAAAGAGAACTTCAATGTTTGGAGTAATGATCCGGAAAAAATTAAAGCCATTTCGGACGCGTTGGTTAATAATCGGGAAGCTGTAGATAACCTCCAGCCTGCTTATAAGAAAGTTGCAGTAGGCATAAGAGAAGCGTTTGATGCCGGAGATGACAGCAAGAAACTAGAAGAAGCTCTTGCGAGAATCAAGGATGGAATGAATGATATTATGCAGGTTGGTTCATTTTTATCTGATACATTCTCCTCTCTTGGTGAAGCATTCGGTTCCGATGCTTTAAAGGGTGTTGCTGATGGGATAAATGTAGCTATGGATGCAGCAAATTCTGCCATGCAAGGAGCACAAGCAGGCGCTATATTCGGCCCAATAGGAGCCGCTGCCGGTGCTGCCATAGGGCTTGTAGGTTCGCTCGCTTCTTCCATTGCAAAGATACATGATGCAAAGAATGAAAAACGCATTCAGGATTTACAAGAGCAGATTGACTTATTGAGCCGTTCTTACGATAAGCTGGGAGAGTCTATAGAAAAGGCATATTCAAAGGATGCTTCTAATTTGATTAATCAGCAAAACAAATTACTAGAACAGCAGAAAGTTCTCATCCAACAGCAAATCAGGGAGGAGCAGGATAAAAAGAAAACTGATAATGAACGCATCAAGGAATGGCAACAGCAGATAGAAGATATCAACGAATTGATAGAAAACAATAAAGAAGCTGCAGTTGATGCAATCTTCGGAGAGGATCTGAAATCAGCTATTGATAACTTCGCATCCGCTTATGCAGAGGCTTGGACAAATGGTGAAAATAAGGCAGAGTCCGCAAAGGAGATGGTAAAGAACATGATGCGCCAGATGGTTACCGAGTCTATAAAAGCAGCCACCCAATCATCCGGTGCTATGGAAAGGATAAGGCAGAAACTGCAAGAGTTTTATGTAGACAATGTTCTTTCTTCTTGGGAACAGGATTATATCTACAACATGGCCGAAGAATTACAGAAAGAACTTGACAAGCAATTTGGATGGGCCGATAGTATTATGAAGGATGATAGCAGCAAACAGCAAAATGCGTCAAGTAAAGGTTTTACCACTATGTCTCAAGAAAGCGCAAACGAACTTAATGGTAGGTTTACTGCTGTTTATGAATCAAATCTCAGAATAGAAGCTACAGAGCAGCAACAGACGGTAGCCATTACTGAATTAAGAGGTTCCATCAGTGTATTGACATCACAAATAACCAAAATGTGTAATATCGCTGATGAAACGCGTACCATATTGGCAAATTCCTATCTGGAGTTACAGCAAATCAGAGAAAATACAGGCGAGATAATTAAACCCATTAAACAGATACAAACAGATATAGCAGAAGTCAAACGTAATACATCAAGATTATGATAGAGGTAAAGGATATTTTAAATAAGGCTATCGGATTGGGTGCATGTTCTCAATCCGGTAAGGCAACAGACTGGAAAAGTTTAGTATGGCTATTCTTTTCACCACAAGGCTGTGAATTTTGCCGTGGTAATAATTACCCATCACTGGAGATGTTTCGCACCATGAAAGGCAATGTAGAGTCATTCGGAGTACATATAGAGGAGGATGTGAAAGCTGTAAACGAAAATAAGGCAATAATCGGTGGTACTGCCCAATTGACTTATCATGGCACAGATAAGGCCTATAAGGTTATTCTTATGCATGGCGGCAATGCATGCATTAAAGTGGGTAATTATGCAGTGGTACGTATTGAGAATATAAGTGGTAATTATGAGATTATTAACGATGGAACAGGAAAGGTATTAATATGAATGGAGATTTGATTATTAACGGAAAAGATGCCTGGACAACATGGGGCGTACGCATGGGAAACGGCTTCCTTGACAGTATTGACGGTTTCAATGAGATGAAAAACTATATCGAGAATGAAAGCCGATTAGAGCATGGGAAACGTGTTATAACGGATAATGCGAAGGTGGCATCACGTGAAATTACTTTGCAATTTACGATTGAAGGAAGCTCGGAAAGCGACTATCGAACAAAAAAGAAATTCTTCCAGAAAGAATTGGAGAAAGGTGCTGTAAATATCAAAGTTCCTACATTAGGGAATGAAGTCTATAAGCTTGTCTTTTTAGGGAAAAGTATTTCCTATGGTTTAAGTCCAGACAGATGTTTCGGAAGAGTTTCGAGTAAATTTTGCGAGCCAAATCCTACAGATAGAAGCGAATAACAAACATTCCTTTTATTGTTTCAAATGGAAGTCTAAATTTTTAGGGCTTCCATTTTCTATTTATGAACTTTGGGGATATGGTAGAAATTAAAGACATATCTGGCAAAGTTCTATTTTCAGTTCTTCCAAATGAGCAGTCGAAATCCGTTGAGGAACTGATGAATTCAGATTATATCCAATTATCATGGATGTCTGATAAAGGGACTCCTATCCCATTATCTGCATATATAGAATGTAATGGAGAAAAGTATACGCTTCATGAGCCTTACACACCAATTCGTCAGGATGAATGTACGTATCAGTATGCGCCACGATTTCAATCACGCATAATGAACTGGAGTAAGCAGATAACCCCCATTTATACGTATGAGGAGGATGGTCGCACAGTAAAATCACGTGATATGGATTGGGATTTTACCGGGAGCCCAGCTGATGCTATGTACATTATTAAGCAGGCCATTAAGAACGAGACAGGCGAAGATTGGACGGTACAGCTATCGGATAGCCTGCCAGCCACAATTACAATTTCTTCTCAGTCATCATCTATCTTTTCGATACTGAATAGTATTGCAAGCGAATGTAAAACGGAATGGTGGGCGGATAAAAAGACTAATACGTTATATCTGTCGAAGTGTATCTTTGGTGAGTCCATTACGCTTGAAGTTGGCAATAATGTACAAGTCCCCTCAGTAGCAACTGACAACGAAGGATATTATACACGCTTTTATGCGTTTGGCTCAACACGTAATATCGTGCAGGGCCCAACACAGAGCGGAGCAGTAGTTAATAACCGCCTAACACTTGACCCTGTAAAATACCCGAATGGATACAAGGATATTCGTGAGGGGTTAAAGCAGAATGAGATATTTGTTAAGGTGCTGTATTTCGATGAAATTTACCCGTCTTCAAAGCTCACAATATCCGATGTACGAGCTAGATTACGTTACAGATTGGACAACGCAGGGCAGAAGATACAGATTGGCGGAACGGAAGAAGAACCCGTATATGAGCAGTACGCAATATGGTACTTCCAGATAGCGGATTTTTCTTTCAATGCCGATATGATAATTGAAGGAAAAAAACTTTCTGTCTCCTTTGGAAGCGGACAGCTTGCCAGTCGTGACTTTGAACTTGCTTATCACGAGAAAACTGAAACGGTAAGCGATGCAAACGATGTGACTCCGTTTGAGGTAAAAGCTGGAGACTACGAGATTATCATTGACGAAACAAGTGGACAGATAATACCAGGAGTTGCTTACATTATTCCACAGAATGGTGATAGTGTTATCCTATACAATATACAAATGCCAGCCGAGTATACGGCCAGCGCACAAGCCGAGTTGGAAAAAGAGCTTGACAAGGCTATGGCATACTACACGGAGGATAATAACAGTTATCAGATTCAGAGTGATCCCACATGGTTTTACACAAACAAAACCGACATTAGCATGGGGCAAGCCGTTACGTTTATCAATGGAACCAAGTCACTTTCTACCCGCGTTCTAATGGTTGAAAAGCGGCTTGATTTGCCGTGCTATCAGACTATCAAGGTCGGCAATAAGGTTATCAAGGGGAATACTCAACAACTCAAAGATGAGGTTGCAAGTGCAAATCAGAATATTGATGTAATACAGGCATTCAACGAATTGTCGGCTTCTCTATCTCAAGCATACGCTAACGCGCAGCGTGAAATGATTGAAGGTTTTGCAGCTATCAAAAACCTATGGACTCTTGAAACTGACGAAAATGGAGAAAAGTATGCTTATACAAAATATAACGTACTTACTCAAGGCGGTGTTACTCAATATAGTGCAGGAAATAGTAAAGTACCGTCTGTTTTTGACGGGCTTCCTTTGGACAATCAAACGATTTGGAAGAATCCGGAATCAGGACTCATTGAAGTTATTGGAGGGACTGGAACTTCTTTCGATGAAAATGCCATGTGGTCTGCTCTTTCCGGATCTTCGGACAACCAGATCAACAAGTCGCATCTAACCACGGCTTTGGATGGATATGCAACCCAGAATTGGGTTATAGAAAACTATGCCACTAAATCAGAGTTGTCAGCTGTGTCTAATAAGCTGAATGACTTCTTGGAAGGTTCTGATACGGATGAAATTATTAATAAGTGGAAGGAACTAGAAGCGTTTTTGTCCGGAATGGCAGAAACGGATAATCTCGCGGAAATACTTGAAACAAAGGCCGACAAAAAATATGTAGATAGCACCTTTGTTACGTTGGCAACCAAGCAAACGATCACAGGGGAAAAGACATTTTCCTCTGTGCTGAATACAGCCGCTATCAAGGCATCCGGAGCTATTACAGCACCTTCGCTGGCAGTATCGGACTGGGTTACTATTGCTGGAATTAAGCTGAGAAAATTGGAGGATGGTGCGCTAATGCTGGAAGGAAATCTGGCATTAACAGGTGGTCTCACAACGTATGCGTCTGATGGTGTTTCTTTCCCTTCAATTTATGACGGACTGCCCATAGACAACGATACAATCTACTGGCAAGAAGTTGACGGATCAAGAGTTTTGAAAGCAAGAGAGGGTAGCGGGTCATCTTTTGATAAGTCTGCCATGTGGACGGCATTGGCCGGATCTACCACGGAACAGATCAATAAGTCGCACCTTACTACTGCTTTGACAGGGTACGCAACCGAAAGTTGGGTGTCAGGGAAAAACTATGCTGTTAAAGCTACAACATTAGCTGGCTATGGTATAACAGACGGAGTTAATGATGTAAGTGTTACCGGAACTGGTAATGCCGTAACTGCTGCATCTATTAGCGGTCACACTCTTACTCTGACCAAAGGGGCTACATTTAACAATTACACGCATCCTACGGCTACAGCTACTACCATCACAGCCGCTAATGGAAAAGTCTTGTCCGCTATCACAGTTAATAATCAAGGACATGTAACATCTGTCAGCGGTAAAACACTAGCGGCAGCAGACATACCAACCTTAGAAATATCAAAAATATCGGGTTTACAGGATTCACTGGATGCAAAGTTAGAATCTTCCGCATATACAGCAGCTGATGTTTTGGCCAAATTGAAAACCGTAGATGGCTCTAATAGCGGACTGGATGCCGATTTGTTGGATGGTACACATAAGACTGCTTTATTTACAGCTTTGGCTTCATCCTCAGCGACTAACATTTCTATCACGGTAGGAGGAACAACGAAAAGCATTGCTGACTTATTCGCGAACTCGGCAGCTAAACTTGAAACGGCCCGGACTATTTGGGGACAATCCTTTGACGGAACAAAGCCTGTAACTGGCGCACTGACCAGCGTAACAGATATCACGGGTACCGGCACATTTACAGGTGCCAATTTAAAAGCAACGGACAGTGTATATGTTAATGGAATCCGCCTGCATAAAACCGCAGACGGAGTAATTACCCTGGAGGGCAATCTAGCCGTAACAGGGGGTGTTACTATGTATGCAATAGATCCGGTTTCCGTGTCTACAGTCATGGATGGGGTAGTAGTGGATGGAACGACTATCAAGAAGGAAAACGGCAAACTTGTCGCGGTAGGAGGTGGCGAAACTGGTAATGTGGCATGGGATAATATATCCGGAAAACCTTCTGTATTCCCGACTAACATCGTAAACATCACTGACCTGCATTCTAGCTGGGATTCTGTTCTAGCTGCACAAAAACCTGCATGGCTAACGGCTGTAAGTATAGCAACTATTTCGGATCTGCACGCTAATTGGGATGCATTATTAAAGGCTGCTCCGTCTGCATACGTGACTCGCTGGCCGACTATTTCGGAAGTAACGGGTAAGCAAAATCTAGTGGTAAAGCTAAACGGAGGAACAACAGAAGGAACGAACCAGTTTACTTATAACGCAACCGGGGCTAAGACTATCAATATAACTCCGGCCGGGATCGGTGCGGCCGCAAGCAGTCATAACCATTCATGGAGCAATATTACCAGCGGCAAACCGACTACATTGGCCGGGTATGGAATTACAGACGCACCAACTAAAACGGGTAGTGGTGCTAGTGGTACATGGGGTATAGGAATTACAGGAAATGCAGCTACGGCAAGTAAATGGGCAACAGCTAGAACTATAACGCTAGGTTCGTATTTATCCGGATCTGTAAGTTTAGACGGATCTGTAAATGTAACTCTAAATGCAAATGTTCTAGGTCTTACTTCTCAAGGTAATAAAACCGCTGCTACTGGTAATACCTCCCCTGCTAGTGGTGTAAGACTTTATCAAGTGTATAACAATGGTTATCCAACAACTTACGGTAACTTATTAAGTGTAAAAGGTGGTGGTGCTGGAGAATTATTGCTTAGCTGGAATAATGCCAATAGAATATATTACAGAAGTCTACGAGATAACGGTGATAATTGGCTAGGATGGAATGAATTAGCTTTTATAACAGACAATGTGGCTTCTGCAACGAAGTTAAAAACTGCCCGTACATTATGGGGACGTAGCTTTGATGGAACCGGAAATGTAAGCGGAAATTTAGATAATGTTGGTAATATAAACACCATAGGTGGAACTATTAATGCTAAAGTATTTGCGTACAATCCTTCTGATAATCACGATGGCTTGCCGTGGTATGGTATGGCCCACTACGGAAATAATGTTATAGCTATATCCGGATATGGAGGAATCGAATTATTTACATCAGCAGGTAATGTTTTAGCAATAGGAACAGATAATAAAGTTTATGCAAATTCTTATGTAGCAAGTAATTCGTTTAGAAGTACTGGAGATACAGGATGGTATAACGAAAAATGGGGTGGAGGATGGTATATGTCCGATAGTAATTTTTTAAGATCGACTAATGAAAAATCAGTTTATATTGGTAACGGATCTTATAGAACTGCCGGAGGTGGATATGCTGCAAATAACATAAATAATGCTTCTGAGGTTTTTAGTTGTAGGTTTATGTCGGAAAGTATTGCTGGTATTCCAGCCGGTAATATACGAAATATATTAGGATGGTATGATTCAGCAGCTAGTGGATGGACTACATCTTATATAATTGGAAGCAAGCGTAATTATAACAACGACTGGGGAGAAATGACTTTTGGAGTATATAGATACGAAGGCAGTAGTAGGTCTATGAGAATGCTTATGACGCTAGACGGTGCAGGACAAAAACTATATATTGAAGGTAACATTCTTGCCACTGGCGGTAGTTCATTCTATGGATCAGATATACGATACAAATCAATCATTCATCCTGTTATGTTATTAGCATTAAATAAAATAGCAGAAGCACCTTCATTTGTGTATCGGTGGAATAGACCTAATATGAATCAAAATAGGCTGAATTTGGGAGGATCGGCCCAATATACTCAGTCAATCCTTCCGTGGGCTGTTGAAAATAGCAATAACTTCCTATCTATGGACTATGCAACGGTAGCCTACACATTCGCTGTACACACGGCTAGACATTTGATGAACTATGAAACAAGAACCGATAAGAAAATCAAGAAACTAGAGAACAGAGTTAAATATTTAGAGAAACAACTTAAAAAGCTAGGCTATGAAGAAGTTCGTACTTTGGATGATTCGGGTATTTAAGCTCGATATCCCAACCGAAAAGGTAATTGAAAAGGTGGTTGAGAAAGAAGTGTACCTTCCGCATGAAGGTGTTATCTATGGCAATGTCACTATTAAAGGTGATGTTGTTGTACTAGGAGACCTTAAGGTCGAAGGTAATTTAACTTGTTATACTAAAATTAAGGAGGGCTAACAATGGCAGTATATGAAATTTTACCTGCAACAAATTTAAAGTGGGATGATATCCGTGATACGTTAAACGCAAATGGAGGTAATGTCAATAATATGGCTATAACAGCATTTCAGAGTGGGGCGAATATCCAAAGATGGGCTAAATATAAGCCTGTTGTATATTATAAGGATTTTACATCAATGGAAGAAGAATGGTGGAGAGGTGACGATCTAAAATGCGGACTTACCGTTCGATATTCTCCTACTGACGGTGATATTATAGATATTTACAAAAGAGGTGACGCATATACTTATAATTACCTTACTAAAGGCCCTTACAGATTGGGAGATTTTAGGGGGTATTATCCAAAGGCAGAGCCTTATATAAGGACTAATGTTCCTCAAGATAAAGTGTTTGAATGGGATTTCAATAATGACGGGGATATGATGTTGCCTATACAGGTAGTAAGGCAGTCCGATACAAGTCTTACAATTAATGATGTAAAACTTCCATTAGACATGGGTAACTTGCATATATTAGTTGAAAGATATAATAAGAACCCAATAGAAGAAGATGATGCTTTAGCTAAAGATTCACAATATTTTTCTATTACAGGAACCTTCCCTTATGTAGAGTTTAGAGGTCTCAAGTCTGATTATAATGTTCAATATTTCTTGCTTTCATTAACAGACAAAAGTATTAATGGATATGAAGTACCAATGCCATACGATGAAAAAAACGCGTATCTTATCAAAATTAAGAATATCGCAAAAGCTGTAATTACAGGTAGTATATCACAATTTGCATTGTCTACAAAAAAGGTTTGGTCAAATGTAAGTGATTATTTGGAAACTCCTTATGATTCAAACGGAGGTTCATCTAGTCCTGTATTGTTTAAATCATCAATCAAAAACCTAAGTACGGCAGCTATTACATTTAATAATACGGATTCTGCCGTAAGATCTCATACGATTAAGATAAAAGCTACAGGAGAAGTAAACGGAGAATATAAAGAGTATAATATTGATTGTTCTATATGGAATGGGTTTGACGGAGCAAGCACTTCGAGTTTGGTCATATCTCCATCTCAAACGAAAGAAGTTATCTTCGGCACGTCAGAAGGGCTTTTCGATAAATTTAGAGAGGCTGGGAAAAATAATTTGATATATATCAATGCCGTAGTTGTAAATAAAAACACTAAGTCAGAAAATACTATTAGTTCAATTAGAATAATGATAAATTAAAAATAGGATAACCTTTAAAAATTATAGTTATGGCAAAACAAGTAAAATTAGTGATCAACAACCGCAATGAGCAGGTGAATTACGATTCTAACGGAAAGGAATCCGGCAGCAACACCTCAGCAAGCTATAATGTAGTTTCTGAGACCGGTGAACAGATAGGATCAGTCAATGTTTCCAATTCATTTAACGTGTACGGAAATGCCACTTCCGAGGAATATTCCGAAGCGATGGCTTCCCTTAACCAGAAGATCGCTGAAGCGTTCAAGACCTTCAATGAAACAATTACATCTAATTCAATTATCTAACCTAAAAAACAGGAATTATGAAACTGGAGAAATTAGTGATAGCATATAAAATGCTGGATGATGCCAAGATCAAAACAATGGATGACAAGGACGCAATCAAAATTATCAAAAACCGGAAGGCTATGCGTCCCCATGTTGAATCGTACGACGCTTTATTGAAGGATGCGCAGGAGAAGTTCAAACCGGACAATATCGAGGTTATGCAGGAAAAAGTAAGCAAATGGAAGGAACTGTCCGCTGAAGAACGAAAGATCGTTAATGAAAGCTTCAAAGCATATCAAGAAAAGGTAGATGCTGTCTGTAATCCGGAACTGGACAAAGAAGTAGATATCACTTTGGACAAGCTTTCTGAAGACGGAGCCTTGAAGCTGGCCAAGGAGAATGAATGGCCGATGAACAAATTGGATACATTGGACATCATGCTGGAGTAAGTATGGAACAGCTGAGTGAAATATCCAATATTATTGGCGGGATAGTAACTACTATCCTGCTGCCCCTGTTAGGCGTTTTTCTGTTTTATGATCAGAAAAAGCGCAAGGAAGAAGCAGCCGCACGCAAGGCTGAAGCTGACAATATCACCAGTTATGCGGCTGAATGGAAGGAGCTATACGAGAAGAAGGAAAATAAAGTTCACGAACTTGATGCAAAGATAGACCAGCTTTATGCTGAGAAAAACGAGGACAGGCAACGGATCCGTGAATTGATGGAGAAAAATCAGGAACTGGAATTAAAGAACCAGTCGCTTGAAATTACGAAATGTAAGAAAAGGGGGTGTCCAGACAGGGAGCCGCCAAGTGATTATTAATTAAGGAGGAGAAGAAATGAATAAGATAGACGCAATTGTAGTTCACTGCTCGGCCACACGTGCTGGGCAGGATATAGGAAAGAAGGAAATCACCCAGATGCACCTGCAGCGTGGGTTCAGCACGATCGGGTATAATTATGTGGTAAGGCTGGACGGGACGGTAGAAGTTGGCCGCTCGCTCACCATTGCCGGGGCACACTGCAACAGTAAAGGGTTCAGCGGGCTAAGTTACAACAAACATTCCATTGGTATCTGCTACGTAGGTGGTACGGATGCGCACGGCAAGGCCGCTGATACTCGGACGCCGGCCCAGAAGAAAGCATTGCGCGAACTGATCGCCAAGTTGATCAAGCAGTACCCAGATATTAAAGAAGTGCTCGGCCACCGTGATACCAGTCCTGATCTCGATGGTGACGGCATT